ATCAGGATATTGCCGAGTTGAAGCGATTCGGCTATGATGGACTTCGTGATGCCTTTGAGAAGGTGGGCATCGGGGAGTATACCGTGGAGGGTGAGAACGCCCAGCGACTTGATGGGCAGTTAGCCCAGAAGTATATGGATCTGATGAACGACAAGAGCGTGCCGGAAGTGTTGAAGGCTAAGATGATGGCTGTGGTGGAAGGCAAGCGCCCTTCTTCTTTCTCGCCTGTGGTTGATTCCGTCATTGTACAGCCTATGGATAATGACGGAAAGGTTTATCTCGAAACCTTGAATAAGGATGGCGGTATCATTGACAGACAGGAGTATTCTTCGCTTGATGAGGCTCAGAAGGCTGATAAGAAACTGGAGTATGAGAAGACTTTGGGCTTGGCTTCTGTGCTGGAAGGTGAGTTCCACAATGAGTTTACGCAGGAGCATCTTGATGGCTTATACAACAAGGCAGCGCAGAAATACAATATGGGTGAGAAATTGACGGATGAGGATAAGGCAGCGGTTTATCTTCATCAGAATGCTGGTGCCATCAAGGACATCATGGATAAACAGCAGAAGGGCATCATCCTTACTGAGGAGGAGCAGAAGCAGGTTGATGCTTATCGCCATTATTATGACAGCGCCCTTGAAAACAGTTCCGTGATGAGGGAGTTTGTCAATACGTTTGAGGATTCCCATGGTGTGGCGCGCGGTACACTTCGTAAGGCTTTGGAATCGAAAGATAAGAAGTATGCGCCACTGGTGGAGTCTTATCTTAAGGAGCTTTACAACTCTATCGAACTGAAACGTGAAATGAAGCAGACGATGGATGATCTCTACAATACAGCCCATGGCAATGAGCAGAAGCGCATTGAACAGAGCGGTGTTGAGGGAGAGAAGCCAGCTGCACCTGTTGAGGGTACAGCTCCGGTAGATGGTTCTGCTGGTGGTAAGGAGTCTGCTGCTGAGGTTCCACCTACAGAGCCACCAACGCCACCTGTTGAGGGTGAAGCAGCTTCCAATGAAAGCAAGCCTGATGCCTATGTGATGGGACAGAATGCCTATCAGAATGGGGATGCTGAGGGCTTGAAGGCGATTGATCATAACGATGATGTTTCGAAGGCTCGATTGAAGCGTGCTTTTGGCGGTGATGAGGCACAGATGAATGTTGTGGTGAAGGCATACGAGGATGGCAAGGACATGGAGCAGTTTGTGGCTCAGCGTGCCAATTCTTTGACTCCGGCGCAGCAGGATGCTGTGCATAAATATGTGGAGGCTCAGGATGCCAAGATGGGCGTTTATGATGCTTTGCAGCATGCCGATGATGGCTATGGCGAGGCATTGAAGGAGCAGCTTTGGCCATATCAGACGGAAGACGGAAACATCGTGCCAGCTACCCTTACTACAGGTCAGCAGGTATTCTTGAAGAAAGCCAATGAATATGGTGGCGGTTTCGTGGTTGTGCCTGACGAGCAGGGACAGCCTACCATCAAGCAGGTTTCTAGTGCCGACATTAAGGAAGTGGGTACGCCTGTTCCTATGGATGATTACATTAATCAGCAGTTTGCTGAGCAGGTGGATGCTAGATATAAGCAATTCCGATCTCAGTTTGATGGCAGTGGGTTGAAGCCTAGCGACACCGTAGAGGTGGCCATGGAAGCAGGTGACGAACCTATGCAAATGACCTTTGCAGGTTATAGCGAGGATGGCAAGATTGTGCTTTCTGATGGCAAGGACAATATCGCCCTGAGTAAGGACGAATTTAATGCCTGGCGACAGAATGCGCTCGATGCCTCTATTGGTGCCGAGTTGGATGCCGAGGACGCACAGCGTGCCAATGATGATGCTGCCAAGGCTGAGGCTGAGAAGCAGGAGCGATATAAGAAGGGTATCTTTGGCTATGCAGCTGGTCAGCCAGACTATTCTGATACTCAGACCGACCCTAAGGTTGCTGCAGAATATCTGCAAGAAACAGCCGGGGAAGACCGCAAGGCGCTTTTCGCTAATATTGTTGCCGAGAAGCAGGCTTTGCAGAAGCGTATCAACCAGCTCAGAGAACATATTGCCAACAATGAGGAATGGTTGTCCATCAATGCAGATCTGGACCCGAAAAATGCCGAGACCAGAACTTTGGCTAACAAGCAGATGGAGGGACAGATTGCAGACCTGCAGGCTCGTTTTGACAACTGGAATAAGATTCGTTCTGCCGTGATGACTCCTGAGGAGGCTCAGGCTATCAAGGCAGACCGCACCCAGAAGATTGCTGATGCAGGCGTGAATGAGGGTGACGTTGCTCCTATAGAGAGTCGCGAGGTTGAAGTGCTTAATGATGAGGAATTGAAGAAGCAATATCCTGCTATGGATGAGGCTAGTGACTTTATTGCCTCAGAGCGCAAGCGTATCTATCGCATTCAGTCGGATGAGGTACAGCGTGAGATTGATGGTGTTGATAAGGTGCTTGATCGCTACGTGAATGGTGAGATAGATCTGGAGCCTGATCAGATTAAGGAGCTGAATACTACCAAGGCTCAGTTGCTGGCTAGACAGGCTAATCTTACGGAATCAGCCAAGGAGTTGAAGGCTCAGGCTGATAAGCTGAAAACACTCTATCGAAAGGAGAATATGGAGGCTAGAGCCAAGGTGCTGGAGAATCTGACTCCTGCCGAGCAGCGTGCCATCAAGGTGGAGAATGCCATCAAGAATGGTAATATGAGCCAACTTAATGCCATCTATGATGAGGTGAGAGGGGCAATAGACTTCAATGACAATGAGCCTAATACGCTGGAGGAGTATGTTGCTAACAGTATTGGCCGTTTCACCTTGAACTATGAAGGCAAGGAGAAGGGTGGTGCCTTCTCTAATGGTATTCAGCAGGAGACTGGCTTGGGACGAAAGGACTTCGATAAATTGCAGATTCTTGCCAAGGAAGGTGAGGGTAAGACTGTTCCGGAGTTTGTTCATAGTCTGTATGATGACATGCCTAAGAATCTTAAGCAGATGGGATATACGGATCAGGACATAAGAAGTGCTTTCCTTAATTTGATAGGTAGTGCTCAAAGCTACGCTGACATTAAGAATTATACCTTGAATAATAAGGTGGCCAATGTTGAGCAGCAGATGCGAGAGGTTGAACACCAGGAGGAAGAAATGATGCAAGACGCTACTCATAGCGAAGCCTTTGACAAGATAGTAGAATTGGCAAAAGAGCAGAAGGAGTACTGGGACTTGATGGAGCAGGGAGAAGTAGATCCTGATGATGTGCCGGAAGTTGATGTTGCTCACGAAATGGATGAACTTTTGAAGACTCTTTCTGATGAGGAGTTTAAGGAGGTGTCTGATGTATTGGAGAACTTGGACGAGGAGTTTGAGTATTGGACAGCCGATGAGTATGAGCGTAGAGAGGGTGTAGGTGAGCGCAAGAAGAAGGCTGAAAATGCCAATATTTATGACGAGTCTATTAAGGAAGCATTGAAGCCTGTTACTCCTTTTGCTTATGCCTTGAAGAGTGCTGTTGAGAGCGGTGACAAGAAAGCCATTAAGCAAGCTCAGAAGGAATTGACTGATGCCCTGATTGCAAGCGATTTGGGACTTGATTATCTTTCTGGACAGTTGGCGCAGGCTAAGCTGACTAAGAAGAAGGATGAATTATATAAGGTGAAACGTGCAACCATCAAGCCGCTTACTGATGCCATTCATGCTATTGAGAGTGCTAAGAATATTGCGAATGCGCCATTTGCTGACAGACTGAAAAATGCTATCGCTGAAACGGAGACTGAGCCTACAGAGGCGCAGAAGAAGGCTGGTAACTATAAGAAGGGGCATTTGTCGTTTGGTGGCTATGACTTCACGGTTGAGACTCCAAAGGGTGCCATTCGTAGCGGTAAGGATGAGCAGGGCAAGCCTTGGAGCGTGACCATGCATGATACTTATGGCTATATTCTTGGTAAGATAGGCGTGGATGGTGACCATATTGATATGTTCATCAATGACGCTGCAGACCTTGATACTTTTGATGGTAACGTTTATGTTGTTGACCAGGTGAACCCAGAGACTGGTGAGTTTGATGAGCATAAGGTGATGTATGGCTATCCTGATGAGGCTGCTGCTACTAAGGCTTATCTCAGTAACTACTCTAAGGGCTGGAAGGGACTTGGTAAGGTTACTTCTGTGCCTAAGGCTACCTTTGATAAGTGGTTGGAGTCTTCTGACCGCAAGACTAAGCCATTCCGTGACTATGCCATGATTCAGCATGAGGAGGCTAAGAAGGCTAAGGAAGCCAATGAGGCTCTTCCTTTTGATGCACCGATGAATATGGATGATCTTCCTTTCCACCGCGATGTGAAGGAGGTGAAGCCTTCGGAAATGACGGAGGCGCAGAAGGTGGCTTATGATGCCGTATCTACTATGCTTAAGAAGGCTGGCATTCCGGTGAAGGTGGTTAGCAATGAGAATATGGAGAAGGTGGCTGAGGCGCAGGATAACCTGAATCTTGCCATGTTGCTGAATCAGCCTGAAATGAGATTTAAGATCAAAACACCGGAGGAGAAGCAGGCTGCCGAGAATGCTTATAACTTTGCCAAGGAGTTGCGTCCGGATAAGTGGAAGCAGTATGCCGTGGTGGATATGAGCAATCCTAACAAGATGCCGGAGTACTTTGAGAAGCAGGAGCTGGCTCGAAAGGAACGTTCTTACTATAATAAGCTGATGTGGGGTAACTACAAGGTCTTCAATCTTGACAAGAGTTTTGAGGACAATGTGGCTGGGCTTACAGGCTCTTTCCCTTCTGAGTTTGACCCTTATAAGATTGATGCGCAGACCAATAAGAGGAATGAGTTGAAGAAGCAGATTAAGGAGACAGAGGAGGCTTATAAATTAACCGGGCAGGAACGTAAGGAGTATCAAAATCAGCTGATGAAGGAGTACATGGATGAGCATGTACTGGCTTCTGAAAACGATATTCCTGATGATGTTTGGAGGGAGTTTGATTATAAAGCTGTTGAGAAATATCAAGATAAGCTTGATTCCTTGTTTGCGAAATATAAGGATTTGGATAGACAGTTGAAAGCTGTTGCTGAGCCGGGAGTGAGATTTTTGCGTACTTACCATGGTAGTGGTGCTAACTTTTCTGAGTTTGACTTCGACCACATGAGCGAGGGTGCTGGCTCCCAAGTGTTCGGTTGGGGCGGCTATGTTACCTCTTCAAAGAAGATAGGTAAGGACTATGCTAGTATCAAATATGAACCAGACAAAGATGTAGAATATGTAGGCAAAAACAAAAAAACTTTCACTGATTTGATTGCAACATTGTTTGATGGTGGAATTAGAGACTATAATTATGTCAAAAACACCTTGCTTGAAATTTCAGACAATGATAAATCAAACATATCAAAGAAAGAAGAATATGATTGGTTTGTATCAACTAAACCAGAAGATTGGTTCAACCCAAACCCAACCACAAATCGCAATCTCTATGAGGTGAATATTCCTGAGGATAATGGCAGTAACTATTTGGAATGGGAGAAGAAACCTTCTGTTGAGGTTGCAACAAAGATAATTGAAGGTCTTTATGGCTTGGATTCTAAGACCCTTGATGATATGGCTTCAAAGGATATTGTGTTCAGAACTCTGCTGTATGATTACATTAAGAATGCAGACAAGGAGCAGATGATTCCACACCTTGTGAAGACTCATGCTCTAACTAGGGGAACCACCTATGACAATGGGAATGTGGAAGATGATATACGATTTGTGTACAATCGTTTGTCTAGATGGATGGGCAGTCCAAAGGCTGCAAGTCGGTTTCTTTCTTCTCTAGGCTTCACTGGAATCAAATATCCTGCTGGAACCATCATGGGTGGTGCTGAGAAAGGTGATACAAACTATGTAATATTCAACCCAAAGGATATGAAGATAGTTGATCATACGAAGTTTGCGCAGGGTAAGGGTGTAGTTTACGGCTACACTGATGGCAAGGCGATTGTACTGAACCAGGAGCATCTGAATGCTAATACTCCTATCCATGAGTACCAGCATCTTTGGCGCACTGCTGCAAAGGAAATGAATCCGGAGCTTATTGCCCATGGCGATGAGTTGATTAAGCAGACACAACTGTTTAGGGACTTGAAGGAGGACCCTAACTATAAGCATTTGAGCGATGATGAGATTTGCGATGAGGCTTTTGCTCGTTTGACAGGTGAGGACGGTGCTGCCATCTTGGAACAGATGGCGAAGGAAGCCATTAAGGAGAATCCGTTAGACACTGCTAAAGAGCTTACTATCATCAACCGATTAAAGAATTGGTTGAAGAAGTTCTGGTATTGGACTCTTGATACATTTACAAAGTGGAAGCCAGAAGATATTAAAAAAATGACCTTGGAGGATATTCGTAATCTTGTACTGAGGGACTTGGCGAATAGTGTGGACCCACGTACTGTGCTGAACGAGAAGAAGGCTAAGAAAGATGATAAAACTCTTGCTGGAGTGCATAATATTACCGAGGAGAAGCTGAGAAAGGCTTTGAAGCTGGGTGGTTTGGCCAACCCTTCTTTGGCAGTGATAGATACAAGCAAGAGTGCTCATGATAACTTTGGAGAGATTTCCTTCATCGCTCCTTCTGCTCTTGTGGATAAGCGTACTGGCAAGACAGGTGGTACTTGGATAACTGATGCCTATACTCAGCGTTATCCTTCAGTAGAGCGTGAAATGAGCGAGAAGGGCAGACAAAAGTTTAATGACTGGGTTGATAGTCTTGAATACCCAAGTGAAGCTAAGGCTGAGATTAAGAGGCAGGCAGAGGATGCCCTGAGCAACAATAATGCTCCTGCTTGGGAGTTGATGTATCTAAAGGAAAAGGGTATTGACATTAAGGAGTATGATTCTAGAATTGATTATCGCTGGAAAGAAATTATCAAAGACCATCCTACTGCCGAGGACATTCTGAATAGTATGAATACTGACCCTGAACTGAATGAAAAGGTTACAGGTCTCGCTAAGCATATCATCGTTGACCCTATACGGGGAAAGATTTCGTTGGAGGTGAGAAGAAAGATATATGAAGAGACTGGTGTTAAGATGAGTTCTCTCAATCCACAAGTAAGAAAACAGACTAAGGAAATCTTTGAGCGTGACTATAAACCAACCTTGCTTGATGAGGATGGCAATCCAAAGAAAGAGGATATAAAGAAGGTTGTTGAGGATATTGTGAAGGAACACAACGACACCAAGAAGTATGACTTCTATCTGTCTAAGGTGAAGGCTAGTAATTACGTCAACAAGAATGGTCTTTATGATGATTACATCAGATGGCAGGAGAACAAACTGGATGAGTTCGGAACGAAGAACCGTATCTTCCGTGGCTATAAGAATGATGGTTCCCGAAAGTATGTGCCTGAGACTCTTGAAAATGTGTCAAAGGCTATGAGAGAAGATGCAAATGGGCAGACCAATGGAAGTGAATATACCTCGTTTGGCAGCTTTATCGCCAAGTTGGCTAGTCGTGTTGATTCTACAGATGAAATGCGTGCGAACAAGGATAAATTGTCTTCCAATGAGGATAAGGAAGAATTTTACGAGAAATGGAGTGAGGTTTATTATGACCTTGCCAAGTCTTTGTATAATGATGTGTTCTATGGCGAGCAACGTCTTCATGACATCGTATCGCAGCCTGATCCTAAGAAATATGCCAAGAAAGAATATGGCATCACTCTTACTCCTTCCTTCATGAAGAAGCTGGATTCTCTTAAGAATGCTGTGCAGAACGAATTGAAGAGTGTTTATTTCGAGACCAAGTTTAACCGTCCTGTTCATCTTAATGAATTTGTGGCTGCTGTTGTGCCTAACAATTTGGGTGAGGATGTGCGCAAGGAACTCGAAGAATCAGGATTGTCTCTGTATGACTATGATCCGGAAAAGGAAGGTGACCGCAAGCGTGCCTTTAATGAGGCTATCAATAGCAATAATGAAATCCGATTTCATCGAGTGACTGAGCCGGAGGAACTGGAGAGGCTGAATAAGGAGAAGACTTTCCGGATGTATAGCGGAATGCAGGAGGTGGATGGTAAGCTCTACTCGCCTATGGCTGCCATCATTGACGGAAAGCGTACTGATGCTACCGAGATTGGTGCCTGGATGGGGGCTGATGAGAGACCGGATCTTGTGAAGAACGGAAAGTTCCAACTGGTGAAGACCGACAAGAACCCTGGGGCAGGAGAAGGTCCTGTGCGTGCTGCCTACAATCCTTATATGCATACTTCAACATCTATGATGAACGACCAGTTTACCGGGGCTTATGCCAGAGGTAACATCAAGGTTGTGGAATGGGAGATTCCGGAGAGCGAGAAGACCAGTGGCTATCGTGCTGAGGGTGCAAAGGATGCCGTGGGACTTGTGCCTTGGCATTCGGGTTCCGTCAATGGTTTGTTGCCGAAGGATAGACAGAGGTCGGTGATGTTGTCTCGCTGGAGAAAGGCGGTGAGAGTGGTTCCTGATTCTGAGGTTGCTGAGAGTATCGCAGAGCAGCTGGATGGTACAGGGCTGGCTATTCCTTGGAACGTGGTTACTCCTAATCAGTTGAGGGAGTTGGTTAAACTGGGTGTGCCTATTACTACCGATGAGTCGGGCCAGCAGGCTCCTGAGACTAAGGAGAAGTTCCTGGCTCAGATGAACGAGTTGAAGAAGGAGTTTCCTCAGGCTCAGTTCGTGGACGTGAAAATGACCAAGGACGCTTTCAAGGAATGGGGCGGCAAGAATAATGTAAAATTGTCACTTGGTGATACCGTTCCTTTCGTAAGAGAGCAGAGAAGCATAAATAATGCCTTCAACGATGCTTTGGATAAGCAGATAGCAGGAACTTTGCCTAAGGGCTACAATTATCAGTTGGGTAAGCCTAGCTCTGCCTTGAAGTTTGCAGGAATCGAAGATTTGCCTATAGAACTTTCTAGCAGAACTCTTGAAGTAAAGTCGAGCAAAGACTACAAGAGCAATCATCCGTTTGATTTGAACTCTGTGAAGAATCTTCCTGTAGCCATTCAACGCCCGGTAGCTATATTTGATAGTGAGTATGAGGATGGACGTAAGGTTATTCTTACAGAGTTGAAGGATGGTAAGGGACATTCCATTATTGCTGTTCTTGGTCTTCGCAAACTGAGAGGACGCAATTATGCAGAGGTGAACAGTATTATCAGCCTTTATGGTAAGGATAGTAGTGTGAGAATTGCTAACTGGTTTGACAGTAAAAATCCAAATGGATTGGGACTGGATAAGAATCTTTGCCGATGGGCAGATACGAAAAAAGCGTCTGAGTGGCTGACGAACAATGCATCCAACGTGCACTCGGTTGGTCTTTCCCTCAAACGCATTGCAAAGGTAATAAATTCTTTTGAAAACAATCAATTTTCTGAAGAAAATTTGTTATTGAAGCATAATTTTGGTGATATTTTGGGTAATTCCGAAGGTATTGCTATAGAAAATATGCGAAAAGTTGCTGATTCAGTGGTGAATACTGCCAATAAGCTGGGTGGTGCTGAGGCTACAGTTTATTCTTCTTTGGATGATGTGCCTGAGGAATATCGCTCAGAGGTGGAGCAGGGAGCCAAGGGATGGTACGACCCTGAGACTCATACCGTTCACGTTTATCTGCCTAACTGTGCTGATGCCAACGAGGCTGAGAGAACCGTGCTTCATGAGAAGATAGGTCATGAGGGTATGGAGGTGCTTCTGGGTGGCGAAAATGAGGTAAGAAAATTTGCCAACTTCGTTTACCGTTCTGCAAGTAAGGATGTTCGAGGCAAGATTATTGACTTTGCCAACAAATATGATCCGGTCTGGAAGAACAATGACCGCATGAATGTGGGAACGCAGGAGTATATCGCTCATCTTGCCGAGGAGGGTCCTAAGACTGCTGAGGACTTTTCTCTTTGGACTAAGATTAAGCATTATCTTATCAAGGTATTGAAGAAACTGGGTGTTCGGGTGCCGGGACTTCTCAATGACAAGGATTTGAGATACTACCTGATGAAGGCTGGCAAGGCTCTTCACGTTTGGGACGAAATGCCAAGGGAGAAGCAGGAAGCCCTGATGAAGCAGGCTAGCAATGCTGAAATCAAGGATGCGCTATCTGATGGTGCAGGTAAGGGCAAGCCGAGACAGAAGAAGGGTGAGAGTGCCATCCAATACATGAAGCGAGTGATGGAATGGAAGCGATGGAAGGAAGCCAGAGAGGACGAGAACGACCCAGAGCCACCTATGTTCTATGACTTCGACAAGGATGCCGAGGGAAAGAAGGAATGGGAACGCCTTAACAAGGAATGGCGTGACAGCCATCATCTGCAGGGTGACGAAATGCCGATTAAGCCGGAACGCAAGGAAGGTGAGACGGACGAGGCGTTTTTCACTCGTTACAAGGAATGGGAGAAGTGGAACGATGCCATGGCCGACAAGGAGAACCCAATGCCTGATATGTTCTCGTTTGAAAAAGCAAAGCAGGACGAGGCTAGACAGAAGTACGAGGACTGGTTGACCAGACACGAACTGAACGAGCAGAACGATGCCGACCTGGACTTATATGAAGGTAAGATTTATCCGGCAGAGACCAATCCGGAGGCTGATGCCCTGGAGCAGCGAGTGATGCAGGACTTGGCAGAGGTGACCAGTACGGACGTGAGCAAGGAGGGTGCAGCAAAGACCGTGAAGCATGCCGTTATCCATCGTAGAAAGAACATGGAGGAGGCTAGTGCAGACGATGCCATCTATATCAATGATGTGAAGAACAGAATCGAGAAGATGGCTGGTAGCGGTGTTTATGACAAGTTGCTTTCTGATTACAAGGGAAAGAAAAACAGGGCAGAAAAACTTGCCGAGACTATACCTTATATAATAGAGGCTCCTAGACGTTTGCGTGACATGGCGCACAATCTGAATGCCACTGGTGTCTTTGATAAGGGACATATCCATATCCAACCAGCTGATGTTGAGGCTATCCAGCCATACGTGACAGACTTGATTACCGAGACAGCAAAGAAGCATACAGTGATAAGAAAAGGCAAGGAGATTGAAGTATACGATGATCCTAAGGCTGTGAGCGAGGTAGCAAGCAAAATGGCTCAGGCAATTAATGCCAATCACCAGGGCGAGGAAGGTTTTGTGCCTATTGATGGAACGGACATCCTCAGTAAGCATGTTTTGAAACTCGTAAAGCAGAGGGTAGTGCCTGGACGTATCAAGTATAAGGATCTGTCTTCTGAAATGCAGGCAGCCATTGATTCCATCCGTGACTGGTATAACTATACCTATGACTGGTTGATGGATAATCATACTTTGAAAGCTGGCACTGGTTATAATGTTGACTACGTAAACCATATTTGGGATAAAGAGAAATCTGATCCTGAGGCGTATGCTACCTTTGTGGAGAATAGGCAGCGCACCAAGAGTCCGAATGAGAAGCCGAGAACCATCAGTACATTAATGGAAGGTATTTATGCCGGACTTGTGCCAAAGACTACCGACATCACGAAAATGATGGCCTACTACAGCAGAAGTAATATTGAGGCTTGGGCAAACAAGACCATGTTGCAGGAGTTGACCGGACTGAACGTGATTGAGCGGAATGAAAAAGGAGATGTGATTTCTAGTGATCCACTACTTTCTTCTTCTGCTCCATTCAATTTGGAGCAATATAAGTACTTTGAGATTCCGGGCGTAGGACCTGTATGGGTATATAATGTATCTCCAAAGCAAGTGAAGGTGAAGAATCCTATCACTGACAACGAAAAGGTGATCTATAGCGAGGCTAGTGCCGGAGACCGATTCGGTGTAGTATTCGAGACCTATCAGTCTGCTCCTTTCTGGAAGACGTTTGATACGCTTGCTTCGAGTGCCAAGAAACTGGAGTTGGGCTTTAGCGGTTTCCATGCCGGAGCATTGACGGAGGTTTATATGGTTCAGAACATGGTGGAGTTTGGACCTAAGAAGGCTATGGCCAACTTTATGAAGTATATCTTTGTAGATACGATGAAGAACCATGAGCTGCCTTGCTTTGCCAATCCTGAGGACTTCCAAGAGGCTGCTACCCACTTGGTGAAGTTTGGAGCGACCAACGACTATGCAGCTGCAGATGTGCAGAACATGTTCGACAATATGCGCGATGCAATGATGAAGGTGCAGGAGAAGTTGAAGGTCGGAAATGGAATTTCCGGAACGGTGGCTAAGGCTTCTATGCCATTGAAGGTGGCAACGCAGATGCTTTCTCTCATCAATAAGGGTATGGATGTAGCTTTGTGGGATTTCCTTCATGACGGACTGAAACTTGCTACCTATCGTATGAGGGCAGACAAGACCAAGGAACGTGCCAAGAAGAAGGGATGGACTGAGGAGGAACTGAGCCGGGCATTGGATGAGGACGGTCAGTTTGTGAACGATATGTTTGGCGGTCAGCATTGGGATGTGTTGGGAGCCAGCCATCGAATCTTGCGCTATGCAGGACGAGTTCTTCTTTCTCCAGACTGGAATGCTTCTACTACACGTCACTTCCTGGCATTAACCGGATATGGTTCTATATGGAATGAGGCTACCTTTGAAAACTTCAAACAGTATTACAAGAGGCTCAAACATAAGGAACTTACACCGGAGGATGAAGGCAGAAGAAGCAGACAGATTTCGGCTTTGCTCTGTTATGGTATCGGATTCATGGTATTTTATGAGGGTATTGCCAATGGCATCAATGCTGCTTTCCGTGCCCTGGACGAGGAGAAGGAGCGCAAAAAGGCTAAGGAGATCAGGAAGACCAACCCAAGCTATAAGAGCATGTATGAACTGGCTTATGGTGACGAGGGTATGAAATGGTATGACTATCTGATGAGAGGCAACAGCCTTGGCCAGCAGAGCAAGATTTTCTTAGGCAGATATGCGGACGGAACGGAAATGTATATCAGACACGGTAAGCAGTTCCGTGAGGTTCCGGAATATCTCTTCAACCATAAGGGAGAACTGGAGTTCCCTGGACCTATGGTACAGCGAATGATAGGTAAGGCTAACCCTATGGTAAGAATGACGCTGGATGATATTAATTATCTGAGCGATTTCCAAGCTAGTCATGCAGATCAGGAGATTCAGCGCAAGTATGGCAAGACCATCGGACTGCTTTATAAGGATGCTTTGTACTGGGCACCTTTCCTGATTCCGAGTCAGGAGAACAAGGAGTTCAAGGCTGTGGATTTCTTCTTCCCATCATCCAAGGGCTTCTCTCCATGGAAAGCTCAGAGTTACTTCAAGGACTTTATCCTGAGCGGTGACATGGAAGGCGTGGTGATGACCTATCAGAGCTGCCAGCGCAATGGTATTGATCCTGAGGCTCAGATTAAGGCTGCCATCGGTTCGGTGAAGGCACTGGAGAGTGCAGAAATGAGCGATGGCGTGACTTCGCTGCAGGAGGCTAGTAAGCGTTTTGATGCAGCCAAGAGCATCACGGAAAAGAAGAAAATGCGCCAGAAGATGAAGAAATTCCTCTCTCAGAGTGAGTACAAGGCTTTCACCCAGAAGGAGGCTCTTGACATGGTGCAGGGCTATCTGAACGGTGATGAAGACTTGAAGGAAATGGAGAAGGCTGACAGCAAGTACCTGATGAAGGCTAAGGCTGAGGACGTGACGGAGGACTGGAGAATACAGAACGTCTGGAACGGAACCATGGAGACTTATCAGGAGTATCAGCGCTTGAAGGATGTTGACAAGGCGAAGGCGAATGCCTTCAAGAACAGCAAGACCAACAAGCGACTGTTTGCAGCAAGAAAGGCTATCTCTGCAGCCAAGAAGAAGATGAATAAAGCCAAGAAGCAAATGGACGGTCAGAACGATGCTGCCAAACTGGTGGAGATCCGGAAGACCAGAAAGGAGCTGCTTGAGACTCTGAACGGAATGGAGTAGCCCGGCATGATAAAAGCTACGAGGGCTTACTCGTAACTCTGAAAATAAGAAAAGGGACTTGCTTCACAGCGAGTCCCTTTTTGATAGTCGTAAAATTCTAAATTCCAAATAAATTATATTTTTTATAAAAAGATGAAAATCGTATTTTGAAGATGTTGGAGCGATGTTATCCGAGAGAAGTACCAGATGCATCCTCTGGTTCCTTTTTCTTTGGTGATGCCCAGCGTATGTAATCAGCCATGCTGTCATCCATGCGCTGCTGCTCACTTTTCGGATTCTCCTTCTTTTCCTTTCCCCAAAGGCGTCTGGCAATATCATCCAAACACCACTGCCAATCGTCTCGAAGAGTGATGACCTTGGAACTTGGCATGATGGTTACATCTGCCTTTGGTGGGTCAACATGCACGGTGTTGCCATCCTTATCGGTCTCTTGCTTGGTGGAGAGAGAGGCGAAAGGCACGTTATTTTCGTTAAGAAACTTCTCCACATCCTCCTTCTTGTTGTCGCAGAGGAGAATGCAGACGGAAACCTTATTCTTCTTCAAGGTGGTGAGGGCTTCTTTAGCCTTGCCTACCAGGGAGAGGTTGCCTTTATCATCCTTTGTGATGACGCAGGCTTCGTGAACATTGATTGATTTACTCATACTATCTAATATATTAGAAATCCTACATTTAAAAGAATTGCGGAACAAAAATAAGGGTAAAATATGAGAAAGTAATGTTAAGTTGCGCAACTTATCACTAGAAATCGGGGAAAAGGCGGTATTTTTGACGAAAAATTAAGAATTATGCCAGATAATCGTGTTATAAATGATATTTCGAACTATGCCGAACCTGGACCTGACTCCCTGGAGGGAGTGAGCCGTGAGCGGTTTGCCCAGACAGACAGCAATCTTCGGCTGATAGAATGGGCTTGCCAATATTTCTATGATGGCGCAGAGCTGAGAAAGAAGTGGAAGCGAGCGCAGGACTTCGTGATGGGCAGACAGCTGGAAGAGCTGATAGAGTGGAATGGTAGAATGATAAGCATCCGTCAGTATATGGAAATGAAGGGTATGCCTATACTGGAATATGACGTGATAGGCGACAAGCTGCTTTCTCTCGTAGGACTTGTGCGCCAGCAACGCAGTACAGCCTCTTGCAGTGCCGTAGACCCCAACGAGGAGGACTATATCAGTTTCTTCAATGAGTATCTTCGGCAGAACGACAACATGAACGACAGACAAGAGTTGGATGCCAGAATGTTCTATGCCTTCTGTGTCTTCGCCTTTGTGGGCATGAAAACCTACTATGGCAGAAAGGATGGCAAGAATGGCATCTTTGACTATATGGTGGACATCTTCAAACTTGCTTTGCCACCTTTCTTCAAGTATGACCTGAGCGATGTGGAATTTATCGCTGAGGCTCATGACCTGACTTGGCGAGAGATTATCGCCACCTTCACGGATGGAAGTAAGGCTGAGGTGGACAAACTGAACGAGATCTATCTGCAGACACAGCATCATTTCGCTCCTGAGCAGACTTATCACCCCAACGGTGAAGCACAGTATGCCGGGATAGACGATTTCACCCATTCTTCGGTAATCGGCAAGTACAGGGTACTGGAGATATGGACGAAAGAGACCAGACCAGCCATCTGGGTGCATGACTGGGATGCCGGGACATGTGGCTATGCCTCTCCCGACCAACGAGCCTTCTATGAGGAGAAGAAGCGGAAGCTGGAGGAAGCCAACATCATGAAGGACGAGAACGGTTTGCCAGTACTTGATGAGAACGGTGATCCTATCTATTATGTGGACCCATCGGAGCTGAAAACCATCGAAATGAAGGCTGAGGCTGAGACCTATTGGTTCAGAAGATACCTTACACCGAATGGCTATCTGCTGGATGCCAGGGAATCGCCTTACTATGTGCTGAGAGATGGTTTCAGAACTTCCATCATGCCATATACCTTCGTAGCATATCCTTGCCTGAATGGTGAGGTAAGAAGTTTCTCGATGCGCGCCGAGAACAACCAGCGCACCTTGAACCATTATATGATGATGATCAACTTCATCGTGGCGAATGGTGCCAAGGGTACGATGCTTGTGGACGAGAATGCTCTGAGCGAGAAACAGAGCATCGATGAAATGCAGGTGAACTATACCAAAACAGATAGTATTATCTTATGGAACTCCAAGAATGGAGGTAAACCACCGCAGACTTTGGTCAACAAGAGTATTCCGGCAGGAGTAGACTTCATGGTGAACTTTGCCAAGACCATGGCAAGCGAGGGAAGTGGTGTGCAGGGTGCTCTTCAAGGACAGCACCGGAATACCAGCGGTAAGCAATATCAGTTGGAAAGAGAATCATCATCTACCACCATTCAGGACTTCGTGGAGAGTTTCAATAACTACAAGGTGAGAATCGCCAAGAAGAAGCTGTACCTGATTCAGGAGTTCTGTACCGCAGCGGACAGCGTGAAACTGACCGGGGATGACTTCGAGATACATTTCAATCCGGAGACCATGAGGGATATGGATCTGGACGTAGCCATCGACCTGGATGCTTACAGCCCAATTATCAGAGCCACGAACAACGATATGGCTTGGAACTTCATGACTAGCGGTAAGATGGATCCATATACGATGCTTACGGTTGGGCAATTCCCTGGTACGAGCAGAATGAGGAAGTACTTCAAGGAACAGTTGGAGAAGCTACAAGCCATGCAAGCGCAACAGCAAGCAAATGGCGAAATGCCTACTGCCGGAGCAGGGCAACAGCAGACTGGTACGCCAGCAGCACATCTGAAAGATGAAAACGGTAGTACAAATGATTTGGCTGCTTTGCCATCGGCATCTACATCTACATAAAAATGTTAACGTTCTTAGGTTCATGTATATAGACTTTAAGTTTTTTAGTTAGTAAATTGTTAGGTTTTTTAGTTTAAAGGTAAAAAGGTTGAGGAAGAGGAAACCGTGATGGCTTTCTCTTCCTTTTGTTTTGTGTGGGCTTAAGAGATTCCATGTTTCTTCTTGTAGGAGCGTAGCTTTTCCATCGGAACGGAAACACGGTACATGTAATACTCTTGCCATTGCTTCAACTTCTTGGCTCTGACCTTGTTGTCGGCATCGCAGCCGATTGCTCCCCACTTGGATGGGGTGTAGTAGTAGGAGGCTGCTTTGATGTCTTCTACGTTCTTGAAGTAGCGTGTTGCCTTCCATTTGCCAAGCTGGACTAGGCGACGGTAGGCAAGGAGCTGCTTGCGGTTGGGGTCGTAGGTCATGATAGCCCAATCCTTATGGGACTGGTCGTAGAGCATGTAGAAGCGTGGAGCGCCTCCTTCCTGGTACTTGGCAAGGGTGGCTTTTACGCCTTTCTGCCACATGCGAGTGGAGCGGAGAAGCTCGAAACGAGTGATTACTGGCTGGTAGATGGCTATCAGCATCTTGCGAAGATGATTTTGATAAACTTTTTTCATTTTTTCTTGATTTTAATTGTTACTTACTTATTGGGACCAGGCGATGGAATCGCCTGGAACGGAGGCTCATAGGGGGGGGGACGGAGACCTGAGGGGGCACCGGGCTAGCCTTAGAGGAGAGCCGGGAGAGACCTGAGGGGGGCTATCTTAGCTGCTACCTATTTAACTGCCACCTATTCCGGCTAACTCGGCTACTACTGGAGGGCGGTTGCGGAGGCGTTCTCGCTCTATATCGGACTTGGAACGGAATGGGATGATTTCCGGGGCTGGCATGTCCTTTTCTACGTAGAGGGCAATGGCTCTAGCCATCACTCGGTCATCATGCTTTCCGGCTATGGCACCGTAGCAGTCGTTTTGCTTGTAATAGAGGAAATAGGTGCATTCATCTATGGCTGCTAGTTCTCGCTCCATATAGCCACCATCACGGATGATGCGTGCCATGGTCTTCACTACTGCCACCTTTGTGTTCTTGTTGGTGTTGAATCCCCATTTCATTTCTATATTCTTCACCTTCTTCAACTTGGACTGGGAAGCACTATACAGGTTGTCGTAGAGTGGGAGGAGGATAGGGAAGAACAGTTCTGACTGGTTGCCCTCGGTATTGTTCATACGTGAGTAAGCGGTATTGTTCTCAATGACCAGATAAGCATCATTGTAGAAATGGGCTATCTGGGCGCAGCGCATGGCTAACTGATCGGCATCGCAGTGACCATGCCATTCGGCTACCAGTTCTGGAACGCCACCGTAGATTTCATCGTAGCGGTCGAAGACTACTATATCTGAGAAGTCGGAGGTTTTATGTGAACCACCAATATCGCAGGCTACAATGTAACGATGCTTGACAATCTCGGAGTTGTCGGGTCCGGCCCATACCTTAAGAGGTCCACCGGAACGCTCTACGAAGCGGATATTGTTCATGCAAGCATCATCGGCAGCATCGTAGGAGTCACCTTCGATGTCGCCCACCATGATAGGCTCGATACCCTTGCAGTCCTCTTCCATTTCCTTCAACTTGTAAGGGTCGAAGACGGTTGTGCCGGAGAAGAGGAAGGCTTCTACGTCATCGGAAGGGAACTCCTGGCGCATATCGTCAAGAGTCTCATACTCCTTGGACTTCTCGATGTACCAATGGATGCCCTCGAAGGTTGCGCCCTTGCACTCGTAGAGCCACCAATAATACTTTCCATGGCCTTGCTCGTCATTTCGATTTTTCCACAGCCAGATGATGAAATCGGCACGCTCATCCTCGGAGGCGAATGGCAATACATATTTTTCTATTTCGAACCATGCCACGAAGACAGGCGTGTAAGCAGAGAGAGGCTTGCCATCCTTATCCACGGAGTTGGCAGCTACCCAAGCATCATGGAACTCATTTTCACGACCATTAGGGGTTGACTCACGGACAATGAAGGTAAGAGGGTCTGGCTGGATGGATGAAGAAGCAGCCTTGATAACCTTTGCCGGGGTCCACTCTGTAGTATTCGGGAAGAAGGCTTCCTCGGTGATATGTGCGAGGGCAGCATCACCGGAACGACAGGACTCAGGGTTACGAGCCGAACCAGTCTGAATCTTGCAGGAACGAGGGATGAGGTACTTGATGTTCTGAATGGTGCCAGAAGTCTTCAACTTGCGAGTATCAGGCTTGAAAGGTTGACCGATGTCGTAGAAGAGCCATGTAGGGATAGCGTTGATAAGTTTCTCGTACATATCGAACACCTGGGTAGCAGAAGAAGACTGGTGACCAACGATATTACTATTCCAGTTTGTCTTCCAGAAGATCTGCAGCCATGCCATATAGATGTCGGTGAGGGTAGAACCACCCCATTGGCGACACTTCAAGAGAATGACACGGATATAGCGGTACTGGCTGTGAAGGCGCAACTGCTCGAAGACCTTGGCTAGCTTGATCTGGGCATTACGAAGAAGGAAAGGTATATCCTCACCACCATCCTTATTCTTGATTCGGGCGTAAGCGTAGGCGAAGAAATAGAAATCGTGCTTGCAGCGGAGACGGATGAGATAACGGAAGACAGCATCGCGTGCCTTCTCTTGGTCGAGGTCGGGCATGTACTTCTCGCAGAAGGCAGAGATAGAACCGCACTTGATGATGGCGCAAAACTTCTTTTCCTTCAACATTTCTACCGGAAGCCAAAGTTTCTTGCCCTTCAAGAAATCCTCAATGACACACTCGAATCGAAGTCCAGGGGCATTCTCTCCAGTAATGGGACGATAGCTTGCGAGGAGGCTTGTGAGCCTTCTCTTATCTTCCTCTAAAAGCTCTTTGAGTTTCTTATCGGAAATCTGCTGCTGAGGTCGTACCTTTAATGAAGACTTTGCTACTGGCATTATTTACTTTGAACTTTGAGATTTGAACTTTATGATATGTTGTTCTTGCTTATTTGCCTCCTATATTTTTAGGGTGTTGGCTCTGTGGACGAAACTCTCTGCCTTGGCATAGATGAAGCCTAGGGCGAAGAGGATGAGGTGGTAGATGCCAGCTATATGAGGGAGGAGGCAACCTATAAGCAAGAGGAGGAGCATCTGGCAGAAGGCTAGGCGCTTTCTACGGTAGAGCCACGGAGCAGTGAAGCCCATGAAGAAGGATATGATGACCGATGCACCCAAAACAGGTAATTCCGGATAGTATATGAACGACAGCAATACGGAGCAGAGCCATGCAGCCAGTAGGCGATGGAAGCGAAACTGATGATGAACCATCAATATGCACCAGCCGTTGATACCAAAGTGTATAAAGTTGGCATGACCGAACATATAGACGAAATGGGTGTATAATGGCGATGATGGAGATACAGCCAGCGAGGCATGAAGCGGAATGATGAAAGCCATCAGGAGGATGATGAGGAGTGTTATATATAATGTACGCATAATAGAAGAGATTTATCGAGTAATGAATGATGTTTTCTTGTTGCGGAGATGATTGTTGATTTTCATCTGTATGTAGCGAGGAGCCATGCCCAAGTTGGGCGCAGGGAGATCCAGGCACACATACACAAGATTCTTGGTATTGTATTTCTTGTATTGATCCATCTGCCGGAGGCGCAGGAAGTCCTGATAGAAGGCTTCGAAGAGTTTTTCCTTCATAGCTTGGTATTTTCCGAACTTAGGCTTTTCGCCCTTGATGCGTTTGCATATATACCGATAGGCAGTGCTATCAGCCAGATAATAACAAGAGGCAGGCATCTGGGCGATGTAATCGCATATCTTAGCCATGGTGGTAGGATATTCTACCATCCTCTTGGCCTTACGAAAGAGCAGAAACATTTCCTGGTCTCTTTTAAGGTAAATTTCGGATATGGAATTTAGATGTTTCATGCAACAAAATTAATTCAACGAGATGCAGAACTTATCACAAAGTAATGCGAAATTTTCCTTAATTTAGCACACAAATATTAAAAATGAACGTTTATGGCAAAAGAAACGATTGATAATCAGAATGTTAAATCAAAGCGAGATTCTTTCAGAGAGCGTCTTGCTCAGCGTTATCCCGACCTGAATATGGACGATGATGAGGCTGTTTTTAACCAAATTGCGACCGATTACGACCAGTACGACCAAAGCAAGAAAAAGATGGACGACTTCAACAATATGCTGAAAGAAAATCCTCATGCTCCTGGGTTGGTGACAGGTCTTGTGACCAAGAAAAATGCTGATGGTGGCGACTTTAACCTTATTGACTACCTGATAGACGAGCTGGGTCAGGACTACATCGAAGCTATCAATGGTGACGAGGAGGCAAGGAAACGCTTGAAGGCTAGCGAGAAGGAAAAACTCGATGCGAGTGAGAAGCTAGCCAAGGGCAAGGAGAAACTTGCAGCCAACATGAAGCAAGAGGATAATGAGCTTGATGAAGCCATGAAGGAAGCCAAGATTAAGCCTGAGGCTATCAGTGACCTGATAGAATGGATGTACAAGCGTAGCGAGGATGGCGAAGACCATGATGATGATGGATTCGTATGGAGAGCTGCCCGGTATGACTTGAAGAAGGCAGACTTCTTGCGCCTCTTCCAGATCAAGGACTTTGACAAGGCTGTGGCTGATGCTGAGGAGCGAGGCTATAAGCGTGGCAAGAACGAGAAAATAGACCAGCAGAAGCAGCTTCACGATGGAAGACAGGGTGGCAAGAAGAACATCAACATCAATGGTGGCGGTGGTGCTCCTGCACTTCCAAAGGAGAAGAGCCGGACTGAACAGGTGTACAGCAAGATGGTTGGCATGTAGGTTTCAATTAAGAATTTATAATTAATAATTAATAGTTTAAAAAATTAGCAGATTATGAAACAGTTTAAGAAATGGTTTGGATTCATGATGGCGATTGTCGTCATGATCCTGAGTGGTGGCAGCTCTTATGCTATGGCAGAAACTCCTCCTAATATTCCTACAGGTGAAGGTGGCGGTGGTCCTACAGGTCCAACGGACGGCCCAGGTGTAGGTGGCACGGGTCCAAAGTGGCAGGGTGGTAGCCAGGAGCAGCAGGAGAAGATGAACAACTGGGACTACTATGTGGCTCATGTGAACCCTACCGTGGTGGAAATGAAGCTGGAGAGTTGCCCAATCGACCAGATTCTTCGAGCCTCGAAGCGAATGACTCCAGTGGAAAGTAACCGCATCGAGTACTATTCCATCGGTCAGCGACCAATCAAAACAAAATTGACGGAAAAGGTTAATAAAACCACAAATGGTGGTTCTGTAACCTTGAAGGTGGAGAACCCTACCGTATTCGGTGTAGGCGACATTATCATGGTGAACAGCTATCTGGGCTATAAGGACAATGGTACTGACCGAAGCGAAATGATTCCTTTGCAGCTGCGTGTAACAGAAGTAGACAATGACGGAAACCCTACATGTTATGCGCTGAACGGTAAGAAGAACAATGCACGTGGAAACAGAGACCTTCCAGAGGATATTACAGTAGGTACTGTAGTGATGCGACTGGGACGAGCTGCAGGTGAGAAAGAGGTAGAGACAGGTAGTTACTACTCTATGCCTGATAAGAGCTTCCAGTATTGCCAGCGATTCATCATGCAGGTGGAGGAGTCTCTTATCGACCGTATGAGCAAGACGCAAGTACAGTGGGACTTCACCCGACAGGAAAAGATGGCTATGGATGATATGCGCCAGGGTCAGGAGCTGAGCGGATTGTTTGGCTATCGCTCTATGTCGAACGGAGGCAAGGATGTAGGTCTTGTCTATACCATGGGAGGTATCTTCTGGGAAGCAGGTAAGGATTTGCAGATTGGACACTGGGAGCCAAAGATGCGTAAGCAGGCTGATGGTACTCTTGTTCCTGTAACCGTAAAAGTGACCGTACCTGATGAGACTTCTTCCGGTGGTACAAACGAAGAGGTAAAGCAGGTATATGAGTATGTGATTAGCGAGAAGGAGTTGACCCAGTTTATTGCATCCATGTTGAAGGGTGCTGGTAACTCCAGCCGTACCAAGTTGCTCTTCGTAGACAACCTGATTTATCAAGCATTTGCTAATCTCCGCTCTAACAAGCGTATCATTACACAGACCGAAAAGGACTACCAGGGATGGAAACTTGACTTCGAGAAGTTTGAGAGCATGGGAACTAAGATTCTCATCTATCGCCACGATGCCTTCAATAGTTGGGGCATGGATGGTAGAGCCTTCTGCCTGGATGCTCGTTATCTTGACAAGTACGTATTCGGTACTTGGTCACGTAACGAGTTCAACGCCAAGGATCTTCTGATTCGCAACACTGCAGGTGTGGTTATGGAAGAATACAGCTGCTGGGTTCTGACATTCCCTGATGCCCATGCCCGTGTATCTCGTCCAACCTTCACCGAAGACGGTGTGACCGATGAGCAGATTCAGGAGGCTGCTTAATCAAAGCAAAGGGAGCTGATAGTTTTCTAACATATATCAAAAATTGGGGATAGTTGAGTCTGAATGGTCTCGCTATCCCTTCACCCATAAACACAAAAGATATGTATAGATTTGTAGCAAACAGTATGCTCATCTTTGTGGTGACTCTGCCTAACGGACTTATCAAGAGTGTGGAATTTGAACGGTGCAGTAACAATGCTTATTCATACCTCACGGACAATAAACAGGTGGCAGACTGCATCAGAAAGCATCCGCTAACGAAGGCTGGGCGCATCATCGATGAGAGTCAGCCCGAAGAGGTGCAGGTGCAGAAGCATGAAGAAGAGCATGTGACGAACGAGAACGCCCTTCACTTCGAGAATATCACCAAGGCTAAGAACTATCTCCAGAAGACCTATAAGGTGGATGTAAGAAAGCTGAAATCGCCTGAAAGCGTGAAGAAGAAGGCTAAGGAGCTTGGGGTGGACATCGTGTTTTAATTAATAATTTATAATTAATAATTGCTGCTTATGGAAGCACTGATGAGTGATCTTGTGAAGGAAATGCGCATTGCCATGGACGAGGTGAAGCATGATGAAGACAACGACATCTTTGCTGATGACTCGGACGAGGAAATGAAGCAAGCCATTGAGACTGCAGCCCAACAGCTGCTGTTGCAGGCTCCAGCCCAGATGCTGCTGCCTGAAAGGGTGGTGGTCTCGCTGAACGAGACTGGCAAGCAGGACTATGACGCGATTCAGACGCAATATACAGACGGTCATGGTTGTCTGGTGATTCCTGATGACTGGCTGAGGCTTGTGGTACTGAAACTGAAAAGCTGGTCTTCTTCATTGACTTCTCTGATGGACCCGGACAGCAAGGAGGCTCAGATGCAGGCTTCCCGGTGGACGAGGGGTACACCTCAGAAGCCAAGGGGCATGATTGCGACATCGCCAGTGACCGGAAAGAGGGTACTGATGTACTGGACTGCCGGGCGATATGATGCGAATCATGCTGAGGAGACTGGCAAGGTGTATGATCATGAGGTGGAGCTGTTCACCTATATTCCTTATCAGAAGGTGGAGGATGTCTTCTCTACTGAGACTGGGAAAGAAAAAGAGGTGATAGACCGGAAGATTGTGCTTGCGCTGGTTGATGACTGCCGGAAGTATCTTATTTATCGTGCTATCTCTATTTTCCTTGTAAGCAAGAAGGAGAGCGAGCTGGCAGAAAAGTATAACCAATTATCTCAAATATAATATTTTATGGCTAACGATATAGATAAAACAAGTCCTCACTACAAGGGTGATTTTGGCAGCATCTATGAGGTGAACAAAAAGTTTCCTACAGGAGGTGTTGCTGGCGACTTTGTGGTGATAGAAGGCTGGGCGCATTACTGGAATGCGGACAGGGCTTCCTGGTGTGTGAATGCCGAGAGGGATAGCTATTGGGACGAGTTGATAACGAATTTCATAGAGAAGTTTAAGCTCATAAGAGGTGCTACGTATATGGGCGTGGCTAGTCTTGAAACTGTGCCTACAAAGGTTATTGGTGCCAAAATGTATTATTTTGCGACCGTAGCTGGTACGTATAAAAACTTTGGTGATCTCGTAGTTCCTCAGGGCATCAATGTGTTCTATTCAGAGGATGGCAGAAACTGGGTAAACACAACCTTGCTGGAAGTGGCTCAGGAGTTGGGCGTGAGCACCAATAAGGTTGTAAGCCAGAAGGCATTGAATGATGCTTTGGCAAAGAAGGCGGATAAAGAGACCGTTAACACTGAACTTGACAAGAAAGCGGATAAAGATGAACTTGACAAGAAAGCGGATAAAGAGGCCGTTAACACTGAGCTTGACAAGAAAGCGGATAAAGAGGCCGTTAACACTGAGCTTGACAAGAAAGCGGATAAAACTAGTGTTGCTTTTTCTTTAGATTTAAAGGCGAACAAGATTAATGTAGCTGAAGAAAACGCCAAACAAGACGCAGAAATTAACAGAAAAGCTAATCAGCGTGATGTGGAGAGCGCTTTAAACATCCTGAGAAAAGATATTGGAGAGAGGACTGTCATTGAGGGTAATGTGGAAAATAATCCAGATGAGGAAGATTTGACTTCCAAGTCTCTCTCAAATGGTACAATGGTTCTTTCTCTAAAGGATCGTGACTACAATCCACTTGAATACTCTGGTAAGGGATATAAGATTTTGCGCAAGAATCTTCATGATGTGACTTGTGCCATTACTAAAATCCAGGTGACTAAGGTGCCGGCAACAGATGGTTATGTTTCCATTATCATTAATGGTGTGGAGACCCATGTTGATTTGGTGGCATCTACGGATAATACTGTTGCTTTAGTAGCTAAGAAAATAGCTGATAAACTTTACGAGACTTTAGATGAGTATGTTACATCTGTTGATGGCGCATTGGTAACCTGTACCCGTAGATTTGGTGGTGATGTTACGACTTCTTCTTTTTCTGGGGTTAACACCGGATCAGAGGCTACTATTAGTGAGTCTAGCAAGACAGAACTTCGTAATCTCATAACGCCAGCTATGATTAGTGAGCCAAACACTATCTATGAGATTAGGTATGACTTTGATTTGGATGGTGAAAGCATTGAGATGCAAGAAGGAACAGTCTTGAAGTTTGAAGGAGGTATATTGAGGAATGGAAAAATAAATGCATTTAAAATCTATCTAGAGAAATGCAGTAAAGAGAATTTTCATGATGTTGAGTTTATTGGTATTCCATATATTGACAATAAGGAATGCACAACAAAACTTGATGTTGTAGATAGAAATATCCTTTTTCAGGCATCAGTTCCATTTACATCTTCTCTTCAAGCTATTATTGAATGTGTTGAACCTGCAAGAGATTTAGGTATAAACAATTTCCAATATGTCCCAGATAATAATACTGATGTTAATAAACAAATAGAATTGATAGATACTCTAAAATTATGTTTATCATCAATTAAGATTCATATTAGATATTCAGCTAATTTCATGGAATGGTTTGAAAAAACTGTAATTCCAATCATACAAAAATACTCAGAATATATAGAATATGTATATATAAACAACGAGGCATCTAAGGATGTTCAAGACCCTACTGCTTGTGCCGCATTAATCGCGTGCGTAAATAAGATACATGGAATTAATACGGATATAAAAGTTGGAGTAAGTACAAACTATTCTCCATCATTGATTTCTAAGTCTCTCTATGATGCACTTGATTGCATAGGTATTAACTATTATCCCAAATTTCCTTACGTTAAAGAAAAAACAAGATTGGATTCTTTTATAAAAGAACACGCAATGACCTATTTTAAAGGTCTTCAAGAAGCGTATCCAGACAAAGAAATTACTATAACAGAATTTGGGTGTATACCATTTTATGAGTGTGCATTCAATCCTGCTGATTGGGAAATAGTAAACAAATTCGACAAAATAAATTATGATATAGATTTAATTTATACAAAGTGCTTTTATGATTTAGGGTTTTATCTGACCAATACACTCGGTATTAAATATTTAAATATATGGTATAACGAAACACTTGGGAAGTACAGAAGATATTATCCATATATAAATCAATCTGCATTCAAAAAACTATATAATCATTGGTTAAAAATTTAAGTTTATGAAATATTATCAAGTAGAACAGGTTTCCGAAATAGGAAACTCAAATAAGTACTTACGTCTTTTCAAAATTACTGGTGTTACTGGTAGATTAACAATGTTAATCATTACTGGTCATAATAATATTTACGCAAATGAATCTCTTGATATAAACTCTGATATAAATGTTTTTCAATGTTCTGGCTATGCCTCGGAAGGGGAGTTAAAGATGACAAAAGACATGGAATGGAAAATGATTTGGAGTAACATAAGGCTAGCTGGAGAAGAGGTTCGTGTAGTTATCGGATATGAAGAAAAAGACGGAGAGAGAGAATATGGCATTTATCTTACTAGATTATGCAGTTGTAAGATATTCTTGCATGAAGAGTATTTGGGTTATGAATCTCAACATAATTATTATTTTGACAGTAAAGAAATTGAATCTTCTAATGTAACAATTATAAATAAAGAAAGTTATCAAGATGATTTTAAAAGTACTGTTACTCCTTTTTGCGCAGTAAGTGGTATTAACCCATTGACAGTTTCACGTGAAGGAGTCATTTTGATAGAATATTCATTGTATTTATATAATACAGACCATTTCAATGTAAGTTTTTTAAAGGATGTTGGTTATGTAAGTTCTATAAAAGATTCTAATGATAATGATATTAAGTATGACGGCAAAAAAGGTGGATATCAAATTAAAGGAAGTAAAATGCCTATAAAACTTCAATTATATGCCACAGGAAGAAAAATAAATCAGATTTACGATAATTATTATTTTGGTATTATCGTTGATTCAAAATATATAAAAATCGTTCAAATCCCATTATCAAATACTGTATTTATATCATCTCTAGAAGACATAGATTCGTATAATATAAAAAATGGGTTTTATATACTAGGAACTATGTCCCCACGTGCATTTTACCTTGCTGGTTATAATAAAAATGTCAAAAAACTTCTACCATTTGGTGTGCATAATTGTCCAACAAAAGATAGACCTACTGATTCTATTATAGGTGAATGTATTTTAGATACAAGTCTGAATAAAATTATTTGGTGGAATGGAAATTGTTGGATTGATGCAAATGGAAATCCTGCTGATGCCAAGAAACAAGGAACAACTGAAGAACGTCCTACAGCCATTAATATTGGCTTTATCTACAAAGATACAACTTTGAATAAACTTATCATTTGGAATGGTAGTTCTTGGGTGAATATTGATGGAACGGAATTATAAGCTTCAACTTGATGTCTAAGTCGCTGACTTCGTAAGCAAGAGAATGGGGAACTAAAACAGTTCCCCATTTTTTCCCTTGAATCTTTCGCATCCATATTTCTGTAGAAACTGTTGGATGAGACCTTGCTGGGCTAGAGTATTAAAATTTTTTCTATGTGTATCATCAACTTCGGAATGACACTTGATGCAAAGGCACTCCAGGTTACTTTCCCGATTGTCCGTCTTGTTGCCATTTCGATGATGAGTCTGCATGAACTCGCTTTCGAACGGATTCATAACTTTGACACCGCATCTTTCACATGTGTAGTTATGCTTCTCGCGATACTTCTGGCTGATTTCTCTCCAATCTCTAGTATAGCCATTTACATCGACTTCTACTTTTTCTCTCGGTTTACTGGGAGCTTTATATGCCTTTTTTAAAATTTCGACAAATTCATTGGAAGTAGTGTTTTTATTAATGTTGCCTAAAATAGCAGCACAATTTTTACAAAGAGGCAGATTGTCTATCTGTTTATCTTTGTTGTTGTCACTAGTATCAATAACGCACACAGGCATTTTATTAGCTTTTCTGTATTCTGGGATAGCCCCTGCAGCATTCATAAAATCTTCTATGGTTTGACATTTACAAATGTGGTATCTTGGCTTTCCAAACCTTTCGAGATTATATTTTCTTTTATACAGAAAAATACGCTGTACTTCTCCTGTGTCCGGATCAATATTGAAGATTCCGGTTTTATCAATCTTCAATGTTCCGTTCTGTATGTCCCCAAGGGTAACATCTTGCGATTCTACTTCGGTATAACCGCCTATACCTTTTAGTTCCTTTATATGAAATCCCAATGCAATTAGTTTATCTCTGAGTGCACTAAAATTAACCAATGGTTCTTCTTCCATAATAATTCTATTGTTTATTTTTGCCTACAAAATTCTCCAGGAGTTTTTCACTATCAGTGATGATTCTGAACTCCACACGTCTTGACTTTGCCAAGTCAATTTTGCCGTGGCTATCATGAATGTATTCACCATTTGAATCTAGTGCTTTTCCGTATGAGAGACCATTAGCAGTGAACCAGTATTCAAGCAAAGCCCTTTCTTTTGGAGTATATTTCTGAAACTCCGGCAATGACCGGAAGAAACGAAGCACATTCAAGGCACGCCTTTGAGAGAGAATTACATTAGCTATATATGGGTCCTTATCCAACTGCGGATAGCCCCAATCATCCGTATGTCCCTCGATACGAATTTCTGTGATATGGTTACGCAAACTGTCTTTCAGAAGAATATCAAAGTACCTTGGAAGAAAGTCTGCAAGAACCTTCTTGAACTCAGGAGAAAGCTGATCTGAACCCTGCTGGAAAAGGACAGAAGCGTTCTTGAACTTCATAGACAAATCGCTGCCAATGGTCATTTGCCATTTTGCAGTATCACCTTCAAACTTGCTTACCAGTTTGTCGTGGAGATTTTCCTTGACCTCCACGTAATCTTTCAATGTTACAGAATGCTCCTGTACCTTACTTATATAGGCAATGGCAACAAAGAGGAATATCACCATCAAGCCAGTCATAAGGTCTGAAACAGACATCCAAATATTATTTTTTGCCATACTGATTCTATTTAGCGTGTCTATCTAACATTGTTGCAATCAAGTTGTCAAGACTTGCCAATGTTGCACTTAATCTATTGTAGAAAGTCTTATCTATATCCACAATCTGCTTGTTTAATTCCTTGCTTCCAGTTTGGATAATGCCAACACCTTCTTCCAAACTCTTCTTTGTACCTTGCCAGAACTGTTCGTTATAGTTTCTGATGCTGTTTAATTCTTCGAGCTTATTAATAAGTCGCTGCACATCGTCCTTGAATATTTGAACGTCCTGGACCCATTCGTTGAGCTTCTTGGTAATGGCATCCTGCTTCTCAATTCCATCCTTGGCAAGAGAAGCAGACTCTGATAGGTTTTTGGAAATTTCAATGAACTTCTTGTCATCAACCATCACTTCTTTTAGAACAGAAACCAACTGAGCCAACTTTCCACCATTTCCGACAAGCTGATTAGCATAGTTAGAAACATCAAGCATTACAGTAGATGTACCCTCAAAGTCTTGCTCCATCTGGTGATACTGTTTAGTCAGGCTTTCAATCATAGCCTTATTTTCTTCCTGCCATGTATTCAGCTTTTCAACGCTCTCATTCAGTTTGGCAAAATTCTCCTGTACCAATCTGCTGATAAGATCATTCATCTGCTTCTGGAACTCTTCCGTTACCTTCTTCATGACATTCACCAAAGCTTCCGTGTTACTCTTCTTAAGCAACTCGCTAAACTCATCAAACTTATTTGTAAGCAGTTTGTTGGTGTCCTCCATTTTATCCTCGATTTCATCTACCTCTGAACGAAGAATCTGGCTGAACTTCTTAAGTTCCTCATTCATTTCGTCAAAAGTAGAGGTGTTTGCTGATTGTGCATCAACAATTTCACCTAAGGATTCTTCTATTCGCTTGTTTGCAGAATCGATGCTAGCCAAAGACAAGCCCATATTTCTTTGCGAAGCCATCTGTTCTCCTTGAATAATAGCCAGGCGAGAGAGTGTAGAATCAACGTTTGCACGTTTTTCTTCACTGTTCTTTTCCATTTCTAAAAGCTGAGTATAGAATGAAGTCTGAGAATCGCCCATTTGTCTTACAACGTCTCTTGTTTCCTTTATGGCTGACACCAGGGTAGTGCTCATTTCTCTAACACCCTTTCCCAGCTCTTTAATGGCTGCATCGGTAGAAGAAATACCGCCATCTTCTTTATCAAACTTGATGTCTGTGCAGAGGTGTCGAAGCAATAGAGATCCACCCATTCCGCAAAGGGAAGTGTAAAAGGCAGTTTTTAAGCCACCAAGGAGAATAGGAATACTGCGAGTTAAATCATTTACATCAAAACCAGCCAAACCGATGGTGATTCCTAGGAATGTACCAAATACACCAAGAGTAGAAACAATGGAAGGATAAGCATCCACCGTTCTCTTGTGTTTCAACAAATAATCTTCTTTTGCTGTCTTTGTTTTTAAAAAAAAGTAAATGCATACTCCAATAATACCGAGGCACCAAATCCATGTTACGATGTTTGTACTTTGTTCTGTCATACTTCTAAGCTTTATTTTTGCTGCAAAAGTAGCAAAAATATTAATAGGTTGTATCATGGAAATGCTATTAATTTTCTTGTAACTTGCTTACAGATTGTTACTTTAGCAAAGTTTAACTATAAAAAGTTGCGCAAAATAATTGAGATTGTGCAAAAAGTTGTAAATTTGTCTCAGATTTTCTTTTTCTTATAAGAATTAAACTAGAACCAACTAATTAGAAAGGAGTTTTTATCATGACAGAAGAACAAGAAGCCGAAGTCCAACGGTTGATAAAGGACATTGATGTGACGGAGCTGATGAGGATGCTCATGAAGCATGGTAACGTCCAACGGTTGATAAAAGACATTGATGTGACGGAGCTGATGGGGATGCTCATGAAGTATGGTAACCGATATTCCAGAAGAATCTTGAAGTTCTTCCGATGGTTCTGCAAATACGTTCCAATAATTATTATGTGCTTACACGCATACGGAATGTGGGATTTCTCGCAGCATCCAAGGGAAATGTTCATAACAAACAATGAGAATTTTCCCTGCTATTTATTTATCTACTTTATGGTGTACATCTTGCCGATGGTTTTGATATTAGCAAGCCGATTCTTCTACCTATGTTGGAGATATAGAATACCCTTCTTTTATTTCTTTGGTGTGAATGCTGCTCACATCGTTGAATGGAGTTGGTACACGACAAGTGATATGATAGATTCCTGCTTTACTATTATGATAGTAACAGCAATGTTTTATATATACGGATTCTTCGACATGTTTATCAGTAGAACCAAGTTAGGACGTAAAATCTGTGCGTAATTATGGGAAAGATATTGAATTATAAGATACTCGGAACGGCTCTAAAGTCGCTCAGTGATGCTTGCTTTAAGGCAGACGAGCAGCAGAGAAATGGCGAGAAGGTTACGGCTTGTGGAATGACCGATGATGATCTAGACAATCTTTGTGAGCAGATTCCTGACATGCTGAACCCTTATATGACTGCCGGGCAGGTGAAGAAGGAGGCGCATATCAGCGAATCTACCCTAAGAAGGGCTATCGCTGATGGGGAACTGGAGAGCGTTGGAAATGCTGGGGATCATTCTCATTTCTTCAAGAAATGGGATGTTAGAGAGTTTATCAAGAAAAGATTGAAAAGAAACAAGAACTAAGCCCTATCGCAACACGGATAAGCGATATGAATATGGTAACATTTTTATTTGTAGAGTGTGCTATCATTATAATGTTGAGCGTTTCGTTTAATATCTTTGTTTGGTGGACAGGAGATTATAAACGCAAGAAGTGGTTGTTTGCGTGGCTAACATTTATCAATGTGATAGCGATTGCTGGAACCATCATCACTTATTTTATGGGTAAATAACAGAATAATGAAGAGAAGCTGATAAGGCTTCTCTTTTTTTGATATGGGTCTATGTCATCTTAAATCTTTGGAAATCAGCTACTAAAAGAATGTTTGACAGAGTTATGATACATGTAGATATTTTGGGATAACTTTGCTGCCGTAATCGATTACATGTGTGAATAAACAAAATGTACAACTTTTATTACTTTAGGAATTATGGCAGAAGAAGTAATTAAGACTACCTCTTGTTGCAACGATGCAATGATGGGTGGTTTGCTTGGAGCGATGGCAAATCGTGACAGCAATCCTTTGGCAATGGCAGCCATGATGCGTAACCGTGACGATGATGATAAGTGGAACAATCCGTTTGCCTACATGATGATGATGGGCATGATGCGCTATATGTATGGTGCAGACTGGAATCGTGACAATGGCGCAGACGTGCAGCGTGCAGAGATTCAGAGCCAAATCGAGAGCTTGCGCAACCAGATGGCAGACAACCAGAACAGCAACTTGCTGATGGGTGCCATCCAGGGTAACGGCAACGATCTTAAGATGTTGGCAAGCAATCTGAACTGTGACTTCAACGCCTTGCAGAACTCTATCTGTGGCATCCAGGCTGGCATCCAGCAGCTTGGCGGTCAGGTAGGATTCTCGGCAGAGCGAGTAATCAACGCCATTTCGCAGGGTGACTTGCAGATGACAATTGCGCTTAAGGATTGCTGCTGCCAGACGCAGCAGAACATCATCAAGATGGGTTACGAAAATCAGTTGGGTCAGAAGGACATCCAGTATTCTACACAGAAGGGTTTCTGTGACTTGACATCAGCGATGCAGCGTGGCTTTGACTACATTAACACTGGTGTTGAGCGTGGTTTCAGCAATGTCGCCTATGAGACTCAGCGACAGACTTGTGACATCATCAATGCTGGCAATTCAAACACTCAGCGTATCATTGATACGCTGAATGGCCATTGGAGCCAGGAGCAAGCTAACGAGATTCAGGACTTGAAGTTTAAGAACTCTCAGTTGCAGCAGAACATCTACTTAGCCAATCTGATGAATGGCGGTTGCGGATGTGGCGCAGGCGTAGCAGGTGGCTATCAGTAAAAGAGTAAAGAATGAAACAGAAGCGTAGTGGTATGAACAAGATTTCTCCAGTGGGCTTGGCTACTACAGCATTGGTAGCCAACCAAGTTTCAGTCTTAGCTACTTACAATGAGAAGCTTTGCAGACCTTATTGCGTGAATGGCAACGTGCAGCCACAGGCAAGCATAACCTACAGTTATGAGCAGCCTATCCTGAACGGTACAACGGTATTTGTGCCTATCGTGGCGACTATCTCCATCATTTCGCCTGTAATAGGCAACAGAAACGTGATGAGAGCGCAGCCTTTGATTTACACGGAAAGATGGGTAGCAGCCTTCCAGGGGCAGACAGCACTGCCAACGGCTGTAACTATCGCCAGTGTTGGCAGAACGCAAAAGGCTAACGATGTGTTATGCGGAAAGGCTAGAGGCCTGAGCATATTTGACAGTCTAACCGTAGCATTGACTACTGCTTAGTATCATTATAGGGGGAAATGGTGGATGGTTTGCTAGCCATCGTTTCCCTCGCATTATCATTCATTTAAAACGATACGATTATGATATTCAGAGACTTGAAGGCTGGATTTCCAATCTATCTATTTGATAGAGCCAGCAGAAAATTTAAACAAGGTAAGGTGACGACCAATCCATGCCCTGACTTTGAGAATGGCAAGCAGAACGTAATGGCTGCTATGCCTGGAATGCCGAATTATGGGGCAAGGAACGTGAAAGTAAACGTGCAAACTGAGGATGGCAAGCAGTCTATCTACTCGGTTGTAGATACTGAGCAAACAGCATACAGCGATACCCTTGTAATATCCTGTAGCAAGGAGAGTATCATCAACGAGGTGAACGCATTGAAGAACCAAGCCAACGACATCATCAATAAGATGCCGGACTTCGAGCAGACCGTAAAGGACTGTGATCAACTTCTCTCAGAACTGGACACTTCGTTTCGTGACCAGCAGAGAACTAACCAGCGACTCGACAAGATGGAGAACAAGCTGGACGAGATTTTCAAATTTGTCAAATCACAAAAACAAGAATGATATGAACTTAGTAGAACTTATCACAAAATATCAGAGTGACGCCACACCGGAACAGATGGCGATGGTGACAAAGATCATCGGCAAGTTTGTGGCGATGCATGCCGATGAAGATGACCTCCTGAAACTCTACAAGGAGATTTATGGGGTTGTGGGTAACGGACACTTCAACGACTTTTTTGCTGATGCTCAGATCAAGAAGATGGTGTTTGAGGATGACAAGGAGGTAGAGCATCGTGCTCCTTACTATACCATGGCCAAGACGCAGGAAATCTATGAGACGGTGAAGGACGAGATCAGACCTTACAACCAATGGGATTTTGCCGTGGTGCTGAACATGATCTACTCTGACAACTATAACCTGATGAAGAAATGGTTCCCAGAGGACAGCGAGGAGCAGATGATGGACAGAATGGTGGACCTTGCCGTGAACTGGCTGAGGGATGATGATAACCCTTATGGGAAGTGCAAGGCTTGGGGGTACTTTAATTAAGTGAAGAGTGAAGAACGAAAAGCGAAGAATCCAATTGCTTTTCTGGAGAGTGATTAAATCCATAATACCTAAGATATATAAAAGAAAACTATCAGAAGAAGAGAATGCAGGCTATATTAGGGGCTTGTGTTCTCTTTTTCGTTGAAGTTGCGGAACTTATCACTGATAATCGGGAATGATGGCTTAAATTTGCATCGTTTCCATAACGGAGTGGGGACGGAAAAATGGAAAAGAAAATGAATGATATTCGAGGTTACTTAATTGGGACGCTATGGACTTTTCTGAGTCTGCTAGTACCCATCAGAGACTTTATGATTGCCATGATGGTATTGTTCGGGCTGAACCTGGTGTTCGGCATCGTGGCTGCAGTGTTTAACGGTGAAGAATGGAGCTGGAAGAAATTCGGCATGTTCTTCGTATGCTGTGCAGTGTTCTTCGTGACGGTGGCTGCATTGTTTATTATCGGTCACTTCCTGCATTCGGATACTGAGGCTCTGTTTTGCGTGAAGTGGGTGTGTATAGCTGCAACCTATCTGTTCACGACCAACATATTGAAGAACCTGAGGAGGATGCTAGTGCCTGATACGCCCTGGTATAAACTTGTGGACTATGTTTATTATGCGCTGACACTTGGATTTGTGGAGAAGTTTCCGATGTTCAAGAAATACCAAGAATTTAAAAACAATAAGGAAAATGGAAATGAAGGAAATGAAGGAAATAACTAAGGAGCAGATATTGAAGATTATGCCGAATGCGAAAAATAGGGTAGATAAATATTTGCCTTATTTCAACGAATTGGCAGAGAAGTATCACATCAATACAAAATTACGATGGGCACATTTCCTTGCCCAAATAGCGCATGAAAGCGGTGAACTTCTTTATACACATGAACTAGGAAAGAACTCTTATTTCACGAAGTATGAGAAGGGATCACTTGGAAAGATGCTCGGCAACACGCATGAGGGCGATGGTGCCAAGTATAAGGGCAGAGGCTTCATCCAGTTGACCGGCCGAAGTAACTACTCAATATTCCAGGTCTACAGTATGCAGCCTGTGTTGGAGCATCCGGAGTTGCTGGAACAGCCGGAACTTTGTGTTGATGTTTCGATGTGGTTCTGGGAGACGCATGGGTTGAACGAACTGGCTGATGCGGATAATGTGTTGAGAATTACTAAAAAGATAAATGGAGGCACAAATGGACTGGCGAGTAGAAAGAAGTATCTTGCCAGGGCAATGGTTGCCTTATAAATAAAATAGCTTATGAAATCGAAACATTTAATTATCTACCTGTTCGTTTGGATAGCGTATTTCACAATGTTGTTTCTGACGAGTTGTAAGACGAAGACCGTGACGCAGGAGCACTATATCACAGACAACACCGCGAGTAAGGGCTTGGATGCCAGTTGGCAGGAACGGTTTATCTCAGCCTTCGAGCAGATGGCTACATACCGTAACCGGGAGCATGAGACTTCGACCAAGGAGACAACTCATACAAAGGATAGTACTTCGACCACTGTAGACCAGAACGGAAAGCCTATCAAAACAGAAAGTTGGCACTCTGTTGTGACCAATAGAGACACTAAAGAGGTGACGAAGCTACAGGATTCTATCTCTACTATGAGTAAGGAGGTGGATAAATATCAACTCTTGATCGTGCAAAAGGACAGTCTGATTCGGTTAAAGCAGGACTCTATTCATGTATTGAGTAGAGAACTGAGCAAGGCAGAACAGAGGTATATCTCTCTGGGGAAGTATACAGCCAAGATCATCTGGACCCTGGTAGTTGCTGTGATTGGTTTACTGATTTGGTTGTGGCATAGAAAGAAATAAGGCTTATGAAAACGATTTCTATAAAAATAGTGAAAAAGAGCGTGATGGGCGTGGTAGAGGGACTATCTGCCACCATTGCGCAGCATAACCCGGAGGTGGACTTTCAGACCGTCTGGGCGAGTGATGGCGAGGAAGCGAAACTGGATATATACTATCGGGAGGCGATAACCGACCTGGAAAACTTCTTGGCAAGATTCTCTTCTTCGACCACACAGCAGTTTGACCTGCAGGCACTGGCTGATGATTTCTCAATCACCATCAAGACTTTAGTATATTGGCCACCTAGACTAAGTGGGGTCCTTACCAACCAAATACAGAACTATCTGGTTCATGCTATCCTTGCCGGATGGCTGAGCGACTTCCCGGATATGAACCATACGGACTATGCCAGCATGGGAGCGAGTGACCTTGACGTCATTAAAGAGATTTTGTTAAAGAAAGACTTTAACTTTGCTGAGGCTGAAAGAACTGCTGATGCGGTAGACAAGGATGAGCAGAAAGGGATGAAAGGCTCTGAGCGCAATCCTGACTTTGCTTCGCAGCATTTTCATCAAGACTTTGTAGACTGGAGCGGAGGCAGACCACCTTTCGAACTGAGATAATTTTTTCTTCAATATAAATAATTGCAATTATGGATAGAAAATTGATTACATTGGATTTTAGCATGGAGCAGGTATGTAATGATATACTGGCAAGATGCTATGTAGTGAGCCAGGGAATGGTGGACGAAGCCCAGAAGGACATCAGAGCCAACATTGAAAGCCCGGACAGTGACGAGACTCGCAGTATTATCAACCGTGCCGTGACGGAAGCCATCGCTAACATCAAACTGGCTGCTCAGCGTTATCAGACCACTGGTAGAGTGGAGGACAACAACAACCTGGAGCGACTGGTGAAGGGCATCAGAAAGTATGCCTATACTGACAACGAAGACGGTACTTGGACGGAGGTAGTGACCACCATCATTGACGGTGAGGAGAACGAAACGACTGCTACCGTAAACAAGGCTGGTAAGGACAGAGAGGAAACCATCTATGAGACGGTGACGCTGAAACTGGAGATCCCGAACTGGAACGTGGCTGTGACGGATGCCTTGAAGAGCCACTGCCATCGCTACATCGTGGACTACGTGATGAACCAGTTCCTGATGGATCAGTTTGCGGATAAGGCTGGAACGTATGGGGAAAGCGCTACCGCAGACTACAATAACATCAAGAGCGACTTGCTGAGCCGGGATAACTATACACTGAGACGACCTAGCTTTACGTAGAGAGGCTTTTCTTGGGGGGCTATCTGGGACCAGGCGATGGAATCGCCTGGAACGGGGGCTTTTTATTTTTGAGGCTATTCTTTTTCTTCATTATTTTGGGTGTTTATGGAAAGAGCCTTCGCTATCGGGATTCTCCTGATTTGCGAAGGCTCTTGGTTTTTTCTGGCTAGAACTTGTTGAAGCGACGGATGACTTCGAGGCGAGTGGCGAAATATTGATCTTTGGACTCTAGCCAGAGATAGAGGGCTATGCGGAAATAACGGAAGCTGTGGCTGCTCATGTAATGACTCTTGGGGGCATTGGTGCGACCCAGATAGTGCCAATGCTGGTTGTCATTGCTACCGTAGAGCCACATGACAGGCTTGACATCGGTGGTGAGGGAATGGATGAAGCCTGTGATGGCATTCGGTACATTGTCTTCATCGAACTTTAGGGTTCTGCTGACGAGGATTCCGGCATACTCGGTTTCGTCTGGATCGGAATAGTTATAGCCCAGGTCTAGGCACATGACACTACCGTCACGATACTGTATGTAGGGGTGAGGGTAGGAATTGATGGCCGTGAGTACGTTCTTGATGATGAAGGTGCTCCAAGTCTGATCTCTGACGGAATAGCTAAAGGCTACGGTATCTGCCGTGGCTTCCATCGACTTCTTGCTGACATCGAGACAAAGAATGCGAGAGTTCTTGTAGTCGTAGATGACCTTGCAATGCTGGAAGAAGTCGATTGGTGGCTCTGAGAAGTTGATGAGCTGTCGCATCTGTGATTTCATATCCTTGATATCTTCAACGTCCGTTTCTTCTTCCTTGAAGTAGTTGGCGAGTTTGCCGAGATTAGCCGAGATGTTGAAATAAGGGCCATCAAGGACATCGGTCATTGACACTATCTGAGATTCTACTATGCGACTGAGTGAGCGATTGGTGACGAATGCAACAGACTGATCGAGCTGTGTGATGCTTGCCGGATTGGAGCAGACTTCCCGGCTGATAGGACGGATGCTGCTGTAGGTTCCGGTTGAAGACACATCAAGTGCCCAGATACCATCTGTGGAAAACGCCATGAGAGGGTACTGACCAAACTGACCCTGAGAGAGGGCACGCGTGGTGGAGGCTATGCCCTGGATGGTTCCGATGCCTACGGTATTGATGGCATTGAGTGGGAAATGGAAAGGGTTGTCGGCCTCTGACGTGTAGAGTTTGTTGCTTAAATCAACTACATCATCTGCAGTATACGAATATGTGCCATGAATGAACTCTTCTATCCTGCGGTTGAAATCGCCCATGTGCATGGACCCATTGATTTCGTTGCATGGCGTTAGCGGAAATGAGAAGACGTAAGGGATGGAATCTTCCATTCTCGTAGCATAAATAATCATCTGCGTGGCTCTGGAATCAGGATAGAACTTGACCAGATTGGCGAGCATATAGGCATCTACATTCTTTCCGCTGTCATCATTGACAACGACATGCTTTGTTCCGGACGAGGTATTGATAACTGTGACTATTTTATCAATGCGATAATGATTCTGAGTGTATGAATTGGTGGAATCGGAATTTAACAGTGACGAATACGGAAACATGACCTTGCGGTTGAAGCCGGAGAAGAGAACTTCCTTGACTCCATACAGATTGAGGCGATGATTGTAGACATAGCTGCCTGATGCCAGGAGGCTGTTGTGGGTTTTGTAATCGTCTTTCATCTGTTCATGCAAAGAGACTTCGTATATAGCTTGCTTATCGACCGGGAGAGCTATTTCATTACATTCTCTGAGTTCTTCAAGATTCAACGAGCATACCTTGTAGAAGGCTGATGTGTTGGCTAACTTATTGTGATATACATCATCTGAAATGGTAGGGAAATTGACCCTGACACATCCTACTTTCTCCTGATCACTGGCGTAGGTATAACTATCAACCCTTCCAACACCTAAGCCATAATTAGGTTTATAGATGGCGAGAGACGTGATTTTCGCTGCCGTATCAATATTGGTGATAGGTGGAGTGATGAACACATCAACGGACTTGATGACATCTTTCCACAACCTAAGCTGGTCAGTGTCTCCACTGAGGCTATAAAGAAGGGAGACATTGCGAGGATAATAATAGAATGCAGCCTTAGTGATTGTGATTTCGAAAGGCTGATAATCTCCATCGGGGCGAGAGAATTTTACCGTGTCCTTGACATTGATCTTGCCCTTGAAAACGTCTCCTACTACATCTGAATTATTGAACGTAAGATTGGCACAGGCTACGGCATAGGAATTAGGAACCTGCACAGGCATGAATACCGGAGCTGAATGCATAATCATGGAGCCATCAAACATGCGATAACAATAGCGGACGAAGAAATTGGCATAGAACCGACCATTGCGAGCAATCACATTGTTGGTGCGATTGACAAGGGCATAAATGCTCTGGGTTATGTCGGACTGCTTTTCTTCCTTGATACTGGCGCATATTTCGCCCAGGCTAAAACTATCATTGGCTACGACACTGAAAATTTCAGCACAAGAGAAGTTGGTCTGCTGAAAACAATCCCAGAAGCCATTGCTGCTGCTCTTGCTATCAATGCCACCAAGGTCATAATCACCAGCATGGTTGGCCGCATCAATAGAAAAGCCTATATGCAAGAATGGTGGCTTTTGTCCCAACCATTGGTAAAAACCGTAGCCGGAACTATCGGGGTAGAAAATGGCATAATGGATGCCATCGGTGGCGGTGACGATGAGAGTGTTGCCTACTGAATTGACTGAGAGAATGGAAACACCGGAAGAAAAGGTATAGATGATGTTCATGTAGGAACCATCTGAATCGAACCAATAGAGGGTTGAAACTCTAGATTCTGTGCGAATACCAATGAGGTGGTGATAACTGCCTGTTTCGTGGATATAGAGGAGTGTGGCGATGCTGGCAGAATTACCTATATATAGCGCTGAGGCTAGACTGGTGCCAGCGACAATGGCAGGGCGCAATGCGCCATCGTGCAGCTCTAAATTGCCACAGAGGGATAGCGCACCGTTTTCTACTGCCATTTCATCGGGTGTGAGGCTGAGACCTTTGTATCTGATTGATTGTTGCATTTCTTTTGTTTTAATGTTAAATGTTTAATTATCGGCAATGGGATGGGTCGGCACGATTGACTACTGCCAAAGCCTGAATGATGTCATTGCATATCATGATGTTTTCGAGGTGGTCAGAGACTACCAAGTCTATCTCCTGAGTATCAGGTGGAATGCCTGGTATATGATTGAAGAGTTCCTTGACGGTGCTGGCGCTGCAACCGTGGAGTTGAGACTTGCGCCCATATAGAGGGATAGCAAGGTTATGGCTGGAAGACTTGACAATGTACATCTGAGAGTCGTGGAATAAGAAGATGATCTTATCTCCTCGCTCCAATCCCAGAAGTTTAATTGGGGATGAGCGCAGAGTGATGCGCCCATTCTTGTTGAGAGTTAGCCCACGCTTTTGATGGCGTGGACGGTTGAGGATGTAAATATCAGTTTCGTTCTGCATAATCTGTAGGTTTGTGGAGCCAGAAACGGAAGTAGTCGTTTTCGGCATCCTGGTTACGTACTTTTACATATTCCCTGGTAACGTAGAAATGCTTCTTGCGAAGGGTAGGGTTGAGGTTGTAATCATTCAACATCATGGCTGGCTCTACCCTGCCATCAAAGGTGATCTCGTACCAGTAGCGATGAAGGAAGAACCATGGCCGAAGACGGACCTCCTGAATGGTGGTGTAATTACTTTTGTCTGCCCGGCACGGTACGATGCTCCAGCTACCATCCTGCCAATGCTCTGTGGTCACTTCTCCACCTGGTGCCATTTCATGTTTCTTGATGATGGACTTCTGGATCTTAACGAGAAGACAAACATCGGCAGTGAAAACTTTAGCCATCTTGCCATGGCAGAGCATAACGAAGCGGCCTTTCTTATCAGGAAGTAGGCTACGCTGTTTGCCCGGCTTATTGATTACACAGACGGTGGAGAGAAACTTATGTCGAGCCATGGAGAGAAAATCGGGCAGTTTCGCCTTGGCGTGCATGCGGTCGATGACCTTCTGGACCTTTTTGAAGTTTTTCTCTGCCTGAGTCTCATGAATAGTGACCGGAGATTGGGGTAACTGATCTTTTCCATTTTGCTCACGAATCTTCTTAACGTTTTCACGAACCTGCTTCTTAGTAGGGATTTCTAGAAGATGACCGGTTTTCTTATCGAGTCTGTATCTTGTTTTTTGCTTTTCCATAATGAGTAATCTTTAGATGTTGCCAGTGTTGAGGCAGATGATTTCAAAATGATGATTTTCACAGATGTCGTTGCCGTTTGCCATCTGATGATTGAAGGAGCAAGGGATATGCTTGTTGTACAGATCGCACTGAAGACAATGATCAGGAACATCTTTCTGTTCTTTGCTACCAACTTCATTATCTATTGGCTTACTGGGTACAGCCCTGACAACACGACCGAAATGGTCATAGAGTTGACCGGGAACGATACAAGTAGCCTCACGGAGGGATGGGAGATTGTAACCCATCTGGCGGATAAACCAGAGGCTTAGGTAAATGATTAAACGTTTCAACTTTTTCATATATGATTGATGTTATATATATTAATAATGTGGGGCTAAGATACGAGAAATGTGCGGAAGAGAAGTGATAACTTGCGCAACTTAGCTTGTTGAGAACCAAATTGCGCAAGAATTGTCAGCGATTACTCGGTTTTACCGTCCTTCTCTTTCTGCTTGTTATCAGTGGAAGGCTCATGCTCGAAGACATCAAAAATCTTGGTCTCGCTGAGGCTCTTCAACTCATAGTCATTCATGGTCTTGCCCATGACTTCATCAACATAGCGCTTGGCACGCTCGATGCACTTGGCTTGGATGAGGTAGTTGACATAGGTACGCTTCTCCTTATTCTTCTTTTCATCAATGGTGATGAAAGCCAAACGAGCCTTGAACCAAAGGTCATCGTCATCAATATCAGAGAAGAAAATCTCGTTGTAGTTGGCTGGGTTGATGTTGGCAACCTTAAACTCGCCTGAGACATAGACGGACATGTTATCGATGATGCTAGCTTCTGCCTCGGTGAAGGAGAGGGCATCAACAACATACTGCTCGTTTACCATTTTCTCGCTACCATCCTCCTGGGTCTTCTCATAGCGCACCTTACACTCGAACCAGGTGCTTGTGCGAGAACGGAGGGAAGAACCGTTACCTGTGCCTACGAAGGACTCCTTTGGCTGGTTCTGAGACTTGTCTTGTGTCTTAGCCTCTTCCTGAGGCTTGTTTTCTGTCTTGTTCATAATCTTAAGAATTTAAATTGTTATTAATAATTTTGTCTACCTCTTCCTGAGATAGTTGTTTTCCGTCTTTGCCAAGATATTTCTTGCAGATGAAATACATTGTGCCAGGAGGGTCGGGATGGCGGTATTGCTCATTCAACTCTATATTGGCAAGCTGCTCATCCGAGGAATTAAAGATAGAATGAGCCTGATGTGCTCTTGGCATACGTTCCATGACGTGGTACTGGATGATGTAGCCATCTTTCTTTATCTGCTCGTCTTTGAGACGTATGAGCATCTTATCTATCTTGGCTTCTTTCTCCTTGATGGTCTTGAAGAGGGAGTTGACCAGTTCCTTGTCGGGCTGTGGCTTCTTCTTCTCTTGGAAATATTGGATGGTTGAGGCTCTAAGTTCTGCTACCAGAAGGAAGAATGTGCCATTGTCGTTCTGAGGGACATCATTTCCGTCTGCCTTCATGATGATGCCATCAACACGCTTTTCAAGTTCGATGGACTGGCGCAGCATCTTCTTATCGCGGTGTGCCCAATATTCCTTTTCCGTGGTTCGCATAGCTGAAACCAGCTTGCGAAAGGATAATACTGATTCTTCACTCATATCTTATTTGATACCTAAAGTTTGTTTGACTTTTCTGATGCGTTCCTGTTCCTTGGAGAGGAGATTGCCTTTCTCGTCTATCCGGCAGAGGAGGCTGAGATTTGGCTTGATGGTTATCCACTTGTGGAGACCATCGTGCTCACGCTTTATCTGTCGAAGCTGGGCTTCTTGCAGTCTTTCACTCAGATGCTGCTCATGGCGAAGCTTACTGATTTCGTTCTGTATTCTTTCCATTGGCTAATTCTTCACACTTCTTCACACTTTTGAATTATTTTTGCCAGAATGCTTTCAACGCCCTTTGGCTTGAAGAAGCGATTGGCATTGAGGAGAGACAGGGCTTCTTTAGCACTCTTGTAGATGAATAGCAAGCGAGCAGCTTTCTTTATGTAATTATTGTAGTCTGCTTCCAATTGCTGCTTGTATGCCTTGCCCTTGGCAAGATAGTCTGCTTCAAGGGCTTTTTCCTTCTCCTTATATTCAGAAATGAGTGCTTCTTCCTTTTTGGCGTATTCATCATCGAGAGACTTTTCCTTGTAAGCCAACTTTTTTCCTTTCTCCTTGTATTTCTGAACAGAGGATTCGTAACTTTCGCGTGAATCGTCTCGCTGCTTGATGCTACGGTTTATCTCGTCCTTCATTTGCTCTTCAACCTTCAAGCGCACATCTTCAAAGCCAAGGTAAGACTCAGAGGTCTCAACAGTGCGTCTTGGCTTATCATCTTGTGAATACAAAGGGTCTTTGTCAATGCCACGCAATCTACGATATGGTTCACTGAATGTCTCGTACTCTATTTGCACTTCCTTGCGGATGATAACTCTGGAACCGTCTTTGAGGGAAGCAATGGTCTTATCCTTCTCTTTTACGGTCTCTTCTAATTCCTTTACTCGATTCTTCAAGGTTTCGAACTCTGAATAATCTACATTTACTATTGCCATAATTATTATGATTTAAATTTAATTGTTACATTTTTCTGCATTCTCAATAGGGATGTCGTACCATGGAAGAGAATAACCTTTATCTTTCATTTCTTCTGGCAATTGACAGCGATAATATCTGCCATAGAAATTTTGCCAGACTTTATCCACCTCCAAAATCGTACCTGCTGGAAGCTCTGGCTTCGGCTTAAACCATGGGCGTGGATATTTTGTCGTTTCGTGAACATCCTGAGCGCACTTTGTTGGTTTGATTAATTTTATCTTCATTACTTTTTATTTGTTTTACGTTTGGTGTAATTAATGTTTTCTATCTGCTTTTCGAAAAATGCGATACGTCTATTTAATCTTCGGAGGATGGCACTTCTGATGTAGCGGATTGCTTCTGCATCGAGATACTTGGTGATGTCTCCGTTTGTATCACTGCACATTCCCTGGATGAATATTTCAAACTTTACAGGGCTTTCTAGTATAGTCATGTTTGATGCATCAACTTCTTGTACAAGATCTCTGACCTTGGTTAGCTCTTCGATGGAGTAGAAGTATCCGCGTACGGAGTCGATGGTGTTACGCATTTCTTCATATTCTTCCTTTGTCATACGCTTTAATCGTCTTCAAATTCGTTTGATTTCTTAAAGATGTAATTGCTATCAATTCGTATGCGAGCATCGAACATAATGCATCTGGCTAAAACAAGCAGGATGTGGTCGTTACTGACACCGGAGAACATCGGGAATGAAATGGTACATTTTCTGTTCTGTACATTTATTGTATCAAAATGGTATTCTTCATCTGAATTCTTTGTTGGCAAACCTAAGATGCTGTATGTATCATCACTACCAATCTTCGCGAGAGTGAAATTATATTCCGTCTCTTCGCCATCTTCACAGATACTGATATGTACTTTCTTCCAACCATAGAAATCTTTGTCAGATACTTCAAGTTCAAAGCTGTTGTTGCTATCAACATCTTCCAGATCTACTTTTTTCATCATGTCTTCTGCCAAATTGGTGAGCAAAATGGTTCCATCACCTTCTTCTTTAAGATGAGTGAATCCTTTTCGAAGTTCTTGCGCAAAGCTTTCGACACATTTCTTGTTGACGAAATTCTCTATCTCGGCAGTCAGGGATTGGCTCAACAACTCTGAGAACTCAGGCAATTCGAGACGAGTAGAAGGTGCATTCTTTGCCATGTATTCCTTCAACTGCTTTCTGTAAGGTGAATTGTAACCGAGATAGTAGTCTTTTACTTCTTCGAGTGCAGCCTTCATAGCGGCATCTTGTGCAGCCTTCTGGATAACATTCATATCCAAGACTGGGGCGGTGATTTTAAAATCTGTTTGCATAATAATTACTTTTTCTTTGTTAATATTCTTTTTGAGGGACCAGCGATGGAATCGCTGGGAACGGTGGCTAAGTGGGGGCAACTACTATCTCTACTTATTCACTTTGACTAAATTTTTGAGATTGTTGAAAGCCTCATAGTCTTCCTTGCTGATTTCTATGCAGTTGTCGAACTGGATAGTTGCAGGATCAGCTATCTCTGAATATCCTTCATTAATCGCCTTGAAAGCCTCCATAAGAGGGAATAATGCTGAACCATCATCCTTCATAAGGGTAAAGTCAACCTTACGCCATGTGTTGGCTATGTCTTTGCGCATGAATGATGCGACTACGTAAAAATATCTTTTCTTCATATTGCTTCTTGTTTTAATTGTTTTTCTATTGCTTCCTGAGCAAGGATTTGCTGCCAGTGGGCTTCATTGTAATTTCTTGCCTCTTGCTTCTCTGTTAGTTGTGGGTCGTAGCCACCGAAACAATAGGCGTCCCATTTCTCATACTCCTTCATAGTATGTGGAGGCTTTGAACCGGGAGTGGCAGGGATGTACTCCTTGGCGAACTTCTTAGGCAGGAGGGTTTCTATTGTTGAGGCTACCGGGTCGATGACTTCGTATTTGAAAATACGGCTCTTTCCCTTTGCTGGAGAGTCGTGGACTGATCTTGCCCAGCAGATGTTACCCCTGTAGCGTGACATGAGGCCAGAGAAATAATAGGGTTTCCAAATCCGATTATCTCTGTATGCGCTACAGATGCCTGTAGGGGAATCTCCATTATAAGTGACACTATCAGACTTCCAGCAATGGTTGTAGCCGAGGTCGCTGATGTGACTATGTACACAGAACTTGCACATCCTCATTTTCTCCTGATCAGCAACCGATGGTGTTGACTGCATCAGGTTTTGTTTTATGTAATTGCCCATAGATGTATGATTTATAGTAGTTTCTGCATAATTACTTCTTGCTTTTGATGATTTTATTTAATAATTTCTTGTTTGACTCGGTTGCCGGATCAGAGTGATAGACTACGCTGACATCCTGCCGGGCAGAGAGGGGAGCGTGGCGCATGTAGTCATCGACTTGCTGCTTCACTTCCTCTAATGAGCGACAGAGGACGTATTTATAGCCTGCTGCTTCCCAGAAGGCTTGGAACTCCTTCTGATGGGCTGACTGCTGATTGGTGTGGCCATACTTCAATTCTATGCCCAGGGCATGATAGAAAGCCTTGTGGGGGCTGAGGTCACCGATGTTCTCTTCATATCTGATGGATGGAAGAGCCAGGATGAGATCGGGAACGCCCGGCACTACTCCGGCTGCTGCATTGATGGCTATCTTCTTGCCATAGGATTCTGCCTCGTTCTTGGGATGGAAGAAGAGGGTGGAGAATGCCGGGTACTGTAGGCGAAACCATCGTACACAGGCTATCTGCAACTGACCTTCACGCTGCACCTTCTTCTGCTGAGGCTTCTTCGTGTACTCTGGGCAATTGCCGTTGAGACGGTCGATTAATTCTTGTCTGTCCATATTCGTATGATTTTAAAAATTCGTTACTTAATCGTTGAGGAGACTTTGGAGATAACTCTGGGTCTGATCATCCAAATCGGCTAGCGACTGTTCTTCTTCGGCTACTGACGGATTCCAGACGATGCCCAGCTTGGCGAGTGTGCCATTATCGTAGGCTTGTCGAACCATTTTTGCCATTGAGCCATTGGGATTCTTAGCTGCGCTTTCTATCCATTCCTGGTACTTCTGGCGTAGGGCTTCGGTTTCTGCCTTGTCCTTGGCTCTTTGGGCTTCTTCCTTCTGTTTTAGCCGGGCTTCTATCTCTTCGTTGGTTTCCTCATGCTGAGGTTTCGGAGATTCGGCTGGTAAACAGTTTGGTGGTTTTGGGGCTGTTCTTTTACCAGCTGAGGCTTCAACGGTAGGGTTGTCGAATGTTCCTTCCATCAGAGGCTCATAGTTCTTTGGAGTGAAGAGCCAGTTGAAGGAGATATAGCAGCCACCATCCTTGCGCCCTAAGAGCAGATCGGAGTTGAGAGCCTTGCGAAGCATCGGTTCTATATCCTCGAAGGAATAGTCTGAGATAAACTTTGCCACCATCTTCTTGCGATCGGGAGTCATCTTTGAGATTGGCTTGACCTGCGTGCCTAGAAAGAGGCGATTGAAGAGTCTTAAGACTTCCGAGAATTGAGTTTCAGCATCCACCGACTTTTTTTCTTTTTCTTTTTTTTGTGTGTGGGGGTGGGCTTTCTCTTTTCTTTGTTTGTTTTCTTTTATAGGGGTTTCAGGGGAAAGATTTTCTTTTATTTGTTTCTTTTCTCTTACTTCTGTGCCCTTGGCTGTGTCCTTATCTGTGCCCTTGACTTTGCTTAAATCTTCGGAATCACCTTTATTTAAAGGGGTTTCGGGATTGTTAATCTGTGCCCTAGACTGTGCCTTTTGGTGTGCCCCTTGTTTAGGGTGTGCCCTAGAGCGTGCCCCATCTTTGCCCTTAATCGTGCCCCTATCTGTGCCCTTTTTGTCTTGAAGATACGCTGCACAATCTTGTGTATCAGTAACTTGCGAAGTTAAAATCTGTGCCCCTGATTGTGCCCCTATCTGTGCCCTAAAGAGTGCCCCATTCTGTGCCCCTTGTGGGTTTTGATAGGGTAGTATGCAGTGGGAGAGTGGATGCGAACTGTTAACATACACTATTGTTGAGGCTTTTGGGGAGCTGCATTTTGTGATGATGCGCTCCTGTATGAGAACATCGATGGCACAGCGGATAGACTTGACCGAGGTATGGAGCCGATCAGCGAGCAGACGTAAGGAGAGCGTAGCAGCGGAAGCCTCATTGTGGGTGGCAGACAGGAGTACGTAGATGAGCACCTGCACGACCACAGGACGATGGAAGTAACGCCACTGCAACAGCTCTGGAGTAAATATGTAGCCATCTGTTTTCATTTTTATTGTTCTTCTTTATTTGGAATGTAGAAATTACATTATTATATTGTAACTCATTGTTTGTAGGACCAGGAGTTACCTCCTGCGGTCTTACGCTTGCCTCGTAACACTTGGCAGATGTTGGATGCCGATATACCAGTACGTCTTTCGGCATTTTTGATGGATAAATAGCAACGTGTGGTTGTACCATTATTCATAACTATAGCCTTGCTATTCAGTGCCTTAGACTTCTTGCGACTAACGGAATATACACTAAGTCGGGAGCACCAAGAGAGGTTGGAGAAATGATTATTGGTGAGCTTTCCATCCTTATGCCTAACGAATGGTTGATTCGCCTTGTTGGGGATAAAGGTCTCAGCCACCAGCCTATGAACCAATTCTTCGTGCATCTTACCCTCATAGAAAAGACGAACACGGAACAAACCGCGAGCATTTATGTTCTGGGTAACGATAGCACCTTTTTTCAGACATAGTGTGCCATTGTTGTCCACCATCCTTGGATGCCTTCGGATTCTGCCGAATGTGGATGCCTGATATTGGTTGGCGTAACGTGGAATGTTTTTCCAAAATTCCTTTTCCATATCTATTTTTTTTGAAACCCACCGGGCGAAATGGGTTGCCCGGTGGAAGTACCGATTGAGAGAAATTAATATTGAATATTATTTTCACTTTCAAAGAATTAAATACATTTTTATGTCATATCACTATCACACCTTCCTTTCTGTTAATGGACTGGAACTGCTTCTAGAGAAGGCTCACGTCTTTCCGTGGGGTCGGATTTATATAATAATAGGCGTAGTCTTTACTTAACGCTATGGATATTTCTGCCTAGTCAGGAGGCTGTTCCATGTCCTGATTGATGATTTATTTGTTTTTGCTTGCAGCGTGATTGAAGAGCCACTGCAGATGTTCTGCCATGGCTGGATCACGGAAGAGGGATTTAGCCTTATCTATGTCCGGATTCGGCTTTTTCTTCTCTCTCTTGGCTGCAGTTTTCTTCTGATAGTATCTGCGCTGGTATTCCTTCACCTTTTCGGGGTGATCCAGGTGCCATTGCTTGGAGAATGCCAGCAATCTTTCCTTGTGGCGCTGATAATAACGCTGGTAATATCTTGTGCCGTTTGCTCGTTTCCGGGCTGCATTTTCCTGATATAGCTTCTTCTTCTCAGGATGCTCCTGGAGGTATCTGCGAGAATAGGCTAGCATTTTTTCACGATGCTTAAGATAGTATTCTCGCTGCCGGGCTTTGCGGTTTTGCTCTGCTGTTTCTGATTCCATCTTCTTATCTTGTGTTTTATTCGCAAGGAAGTTTCTCCTGATGCTGCACGTATCTTTTGTGCTTAAGGCAATACTTGCCATTGATGCAGTTACGCCCATCAGGGCATAGGAGGCACTTGCGAGCTGCATAGGTGCTCTTACTTCTGATAGCGCTCATAATAGTAGGTTACTATCTGATGTTCGGTTGGCTGGAAGCCATTGCGAGTGGTGAGCGTATCAACTATCTCATCATAGGTGCACTGTGACATCTGAGAAATCAGATTCTCGTCGTGGATGCCCTGAGAGAGCTTGTATAAGCATGCCCAGATGATGAATATCCAAAGGGCGATGCAAAGAATGATCTTGACTGTTTTCATATTCTATAAATGTTTTAACCAACAATAATGTTTTCTTTCTTCGAGATAGCCGGGGATAGCCTGATACAGGTATGCCTCTCGCTCGAAGGATATGGCACGGTATGCCTTCCTGGAATCACGGATGATGGCTAGCTTGATGAGCCATTCGATAAGGTACCAGAGATAGAAGAAGATGTAGAGCGTTTCCTGCATCTGCCGGGTGTGGATGCTCTCATGTCTTTCCTCTATAGAAGTTATGGGGCGATTTCTTCTGGTGAAGAGGACCCCACAGATATTGATATAGCTGAATCCCGGTGGAGGGATGAGCCTGTTTCTTATTATCTTCATTGGCGTATGAATTAAAAGGGTTATTGCAAAAGTACAAAAGAGCCTGGGCTAGGGATGAGCAAAGTTGATTTGCAAGATCTATTCTTATGGAATGTTCCAACTACAAGAGATCGCTCGTTAACGCATGATATTTGATGCCCAGGCTCTAACAGCTTAGAAGTACACCCATCTTCTCACGAAGACGCTTGCACAAACAATATCTAAATAACTAAAATCATAGTTTCATTTATGAACCTTAATATCTTTATGAAAGATAGTCTTGAACTTTAAAGGCACAGGCTTCCAGCTCGGACACCCGGTATTCGTAGCGAGTAATCTTGCCGTTCTTGCCACGTCCGTAGACCTTGACCTTGCCTTCCTTCACCCATCGCTCTACATTGCGTCTGCCGAAGGCATCAAAAGCCTTGGCTTGAGTGATGAATGGTCGCTTGCCTACAGCTTTGGAAATTTCTTCCTTGACTACATTGCGTAATGCTGATAGGAATGTGTCGAAAGAGACCATCTTGTCAGCGAACTGGATTTGTACTGTTTGATTCATGACTATATTGCTTTATTTGATTCTTGTTACTGTGATAACACCTTGCTCCCGGTTGAGCTTGGTCTTGAACTTTCGGGAATAGATGGCACCGAGATCAGTGCAACTACTCTTGACCGATAACATTCTCTTGATAGGGAAGTCGATGGTTTGACCTAACGCCAATTCCCTGATCAGAGGTCTGAGTGGTAATGTTTCTTCTGACATATTGCTTTAATTGAATTATTATTTAACTAGAACGAAATCGTAAACGAAGACGAGAGGATTGCTGCCCCAATGGAGGTGGAGCTTACAGCTAAGCATCTTGTATGCTTGGATAGGAGTTCTGTACCACCATTTCTTTTCAAAACTATCATTTGTGGCATCGAATGAATAGGCATCGTCAATGCCTTCAATGTGGCTACAGTAGATTCCTTCCTTCATGCAGTCATCGGTGCTGATGTCCTGTAGTCTTTCATACCGAATGTTGGTAATCATGATTTGGTGAGGCATCAAATCAGACTTCACAAACATCTTGTTGCCCCATCCTGCGGATGCAACTTCCTCATTAAATGTTTCTTCCGTTTCTTCTGCACACGGAATGTGGCTGTAACTCTGTGCGACTGCCACGACTTCACCTATTTTATAAGTGGACTTTGCCACAATCTCATTGCCATCATTGATGAAGAGCTTGCCTTTGTCTTTTCCTTCCGTACAGAAACCGCAATTGCAGTAAAACTTGAAAGGCTTTTGATAGGCGATTCTTCTGGTCTGAGTCTTGCGACCTTCCAGAACAGCTTGTGTGAGACCGTACTGGTCATTGAACATTATCTTTTTCATTGCCTTGTTATTTAAACATTATTCTGAACGGCTTGCCTTTCAAAGACGGTCTCTTATCGAGAACAAACTTTATTAACTCCTCGTATCTTATCACGAACAATGGACAATACATGTATTTCAGTGTGCATACAAATCTGTCATTGAGCATAATATCGAGGAATAGAGCTTTATTTTTTTTCATCTTGTGCCTCCTTCCTTATAATGTTATTGATGGAATAAAGCATGTGTAGTATGACCAGTAGACGAAATCTACTTTTGTGCCTATAAAATTCCACATTTGTTGTTGCTTCATGCTTGGCCCCCTTTTGGACAGGATCTTTTTAATAATTCCCAAATCTATAATCTTTGGGTTCATGTAGTCTTTGTCGGCTACTACGATTGTCTCGTCCATGGAGTCTGGCATTTCTGATTTCTTGTGCCATGCGTGGCTGAGGTTGATGTACTCCTCATCGTCTGCACTCATCCTGACTGCCATACCATGCCAAACTGGGTTACCGCCTTGATGGTTTCCTTCTTCGTCTATCAATCCGCTTGTAAGCCCGGTATGAAATGGACAAACGAACAGTCTATCTGGCGCATCTGGAACTTTTTATCTTCTTTCTTCATTTTTCTTCAAATTTATTTGGTACTTATTTATTTATTTACTAACTTTACGGTGCAAAAGTACAATAAACTTTTTAAACATGTATAGTTTGGTGGGCATATTTAAGAGATATTAACCCACTATGTTGAACATTTAAAGGATTTTAATATGAATACGCAAAGAATAGTGAACATTATCGTGTCCAGCAAACTGAGCAAGATAGACATTGCTTCTAAGATGAAGGTTAGTCGAACTACGTTGGATAACCTTCTGAATGGTGCTGACGTAAAAGTTAGTACAGTTGAAAATCTTGCCGAAGTCCTTGGGGTAGATGTTGCTGAATTTTTCCGTTCAGATGATAATACTACATCGCTTACAAATACAAATACAGTAGACCTGAGCGACCTGGAAAGGGAAGTAATAGCTCTCAGGGCAGAGAATAAGGTATTGAGAGAGATTCAAGGTCTTTCTGAAAGAAGTCATGTACATGTAGGATAATTAGATGTGGTGAGTATGGTATTTATTTTAATGTTGTTTTGCAGATTGATAATATTGGTGGCTTTTTTAGTCACATTATTCGCTCCAAATGTTTTTACTATGAAAGTTGCTTTATGGAGTATGTTTATCTGTGCGCAATATTTATTGAGAATATCTATTCATGATTTGCTTATGCTTAAGGAAATTAGAAAGTCTTACGTTCTGTCATATTGGAAACAGCCGGATTTGCTTTTCAGATTTACTCTTGCTTTTCTCGCTTTCTATTATGCTTTATTGATGTATTTAAGATTTGATATAGCTTTGTCTGTAACATGTGTGTTATTTTTTAATTTTTTGTTTTATAAAATATATAAAGCAGGTCCCACACATGCAGATTTGATGGATGCACAAAAGATAGTTAAATATAAAAAATTAGAACGGCTTAATTAAAATATGGTAAAATGGGATTTTCTAGAGAAGAATTTGAAAAGTATGCTTATAATGGTACAGTGTCTAATTCTGCTGATGAAAGCATAACGAAAGAAGACTTGGATAAAAAGTTGAGGCTTTCAAAGAAGTTCTTTTGCTTTGGTCTAGTGACCTTCTGCATAGGTTTCTTGATGATTGGCTTTGCAATATGTAGGTTGTCTTCCTCTTCTAATAATGCTGAGGCTGATGCCTTCCAAACTGAGGTAACAGCAGGAGTCAACGTATATGTATCAGATAGCCCTGGTTCCAAGCGATACCACAAGGACAGAAATTGCCCAGCTCTTAAGAGAACTACAGGCAAGATAACTGCTACAGATGAAGCTAATGCCATCGCCCAAGGAAAAACTTTGTGTGGATGGTGTGGAAAATAGATAATGATACAGTAAGGTAAGTTTAATCAATATAAATAAAGTAATTATGAAATTGAAGTTTATATTATTATTCATGATGTTTGCCTTGTTGTTGGTGACATCTTGCAGCAAAGATGATAATCAAGACGCATCAAGTAACTTCATAGAAGTTGATGGAATCAAGGAACCTATATTAAAAATGGTGGCAGGAGATTACTCTATCATAGAGCAACAACCGACACGAGCCACTGGAGAATTTTATGGTTTTGAGTTAGTATCAAGTTCAAAGAGAAGTCTAGAAGTCTTTCTTCCACATTATGAGACAGGAACAAAAATATCATTAAGCTCTTATACTGGATATACGATTTCCGGCTATGATAACTTTTGGATCAATTCTAAATCTGATGTGAGTGAAGATAGTTATTTGCAGATTTCTAAAAGGAACAACATATATACAGTGGATATTGTTGTGTCATTTAAGAAAAATGGTAAATATCATAACTTAAAGGCTCATTACGTAGGTGACATGGTTGTTGAGGATTGATAGTTATTAGCAAGTATAGATAAAAACTCTCTTTAATGGCTTATAAATATTTTAGAGAAGTCTTTCGAATCTATAGCAAATAAAGGAAGTTAATATGAGTGAAGCTAAAGGAAGGTTTCAGAAGAGAGTATAATCATTAAATATATATATAAATGAGAAAATATAGTTTTAAAGTATTGATAATGCTCATTGTATGTCTTCTTTGTTCATGTAGCAAGGAAGGACTGAATGAAGTAGATGTTGGCGAGAAAACCAATGTGGTTTCTTTGAATGATATCAGGTATGATGTTTACTCTTTGTGGTGCTCTGCTCCTCTTACATCTGCACCATCCAGTGATGAGTACTTTGGAATAAACCTGGCTTTAGAGAAATCTGAGCATCCTAGCAAGAGCTTGTATCTTAGCTGTGTTAACTACATCTATGGTGAAAAGGTTGATTTAACTACAAGTAAGTACAACTCTAGCATATCTTTCTGTGATGGCAAGCAGACCTATTCTTTTGAGGGTGGAAGCTCCAAAATAGAATCAGGTAGCTATTATGTGTTGACTAGGGTAGGAGACCGTATAAGCGTAACAATACATATTGTTTATAGGGAGCACAACAACTTTGTGTATAATCTTGATGTGAACTATGCCGGGACCTTAACAGGCAATGATTATCTTCCTGAAGAAGATTGGCAGAACAAACCTAGGACCAGGTACAATTACATACAAGATGGTGTATCTTATATGTTCAGTAACTGGGCTAGGGTTCAAGTTGACAAAGGGGTGACAACATTTAGTTGTAGTGCCTTCGAGAAGGGAAACAGAGAAGCTACATGGTCCCAATTTGATATAACGGTTAAAAACTTAGAGTTGGGGAAGAAGATAGATCTCTCTAGCCGCGATTACTTCTCTTGGTGCTCACTTGTTGATTTTGAGAATGTTCTTCCAGGAAGTTACATGTATGTGACTTTAGGCAAGAATGATTATGAAGTAACTATAGATTTGCTCTATAAGGACAGCAATGGTGCTAGTCATCACCTTTTGATAGAGTATAATGTAATTAAATAATAATTGAAATGTTATAGTATTGTTCTAGTAAAGTAAGTTTAATTAGTATAAATAAAGTAATTATGAAAATGAAGTACAAATTATCTTAGGTATGATAGTATGTCTTTGAATTTCAGATAATTACCTGAAAAGGCTTTGTTTATGCGGTTATTCATACTTAAATTTCTGTTTGTTTGGCACGTAGAATGTGACAAATTAAAGAGAATGTTCTAGTATGGTTCTAGTAAAAAATGAAGTATGGCAACATTTAAAGTAGTAGTATTCGACAAACGTTCTGATGGTTTTTATTCCGTCTTTATCCGAATTACGCAAAATCGGAAGAAAACTCATGTGAAGACAGATAAAGTGGTAAACGATAAGGGCGTTGTAAAAGGTACAAAAGAAGTGAAGGACTCTTTTGTGCTAGAATCATGTATGTCTACTATCAACAAATGGGTGGAAAAGCTGAACAAGGTTGATAGTAAAGATTGGACTGTATTACAGGTAAGAGATTATCTTTTGAAATCTGATCAGGAACTGTGCTTTTCCGACTTTGCCCGGAGTTATATAAGTTCTATATCTAATGAGCTGCAAGAAGGTTCTGTTAAGGCTTATACTAACTCTTTGCAGAGTCTGGAGAGATTCGCTGGAAATCAAAAGATTCTCTTTTCACAGATGACTGTACCTTTTGTTGAATCTTGGCTTGATAGTCTTTCGGGCTATCGCTCCTGCAAGAGTACTTATCCGATTTTCGTAAAGAAGATGTATAAAGAAGCGTTGAAACGCTATAACGACTATGATACAGACCAGATATTGATTAAAAACAATCCATGGGAAAGGGTAAATATAGCCAAGATTGATAGAGCAAAGAAGAAAGCCATTACAATGGAAGAGTGCCGAAAGTTGTTTAGCATCTTACCAGAGAATGAAAATCTGCAATTTGCCTTGGATGTTTGCAAGATGATATTGTGCCTAGCAGGAATCAATATAGCAGATTTATATAAGATGCAGAAGGCTGATTATTATGATGGCATTTTACATTATGAGCGCAAGAAAACAAGAACAAAGCGCGCAGACAAAGCATATATAGAAATGAAGGTTCCTGATATGTTATTGCCAACTATTGATAAATATCTTGCCCCTAAGGATGATTCATACTTGTTTACGTTTCACAAAAAGTATGTTAGTTCTCACTCTATGGACACGAATATTGATTTCTTCTTGCGTAAGATATGCGAGATTCATTTGAATTTCTCTGAGAATTACTATACTCCTTACACATTTCGCCATACCTGGGCTACTATTGCGCAGAATGATCTGGGAGCCAACTATGAGGATATTGGTTTTGCCCTGAATCATATAAGCACTCACAAGATTACCATGGGATATGTGAAGCCTGACTTCTCCAGAGCCTGGGAACTGAACGAGAAGGTGGTGGAGAAGATTTTCTTTACTAATGAGCCTAGCAGACGAACACAAGAGTATCATGCTCCGGTGTTTGAGAAGGTTGAGGAGACGTTTGAACTCAGTGCTGATGCCTACTTCATGGGTGAGGTGGTTGGTCATGTGGAAGGTAAGGGCTACCGGAACACGGATGACATTATCCGGCAACTGATGGATAATATCAATGATACAGTGCCTAAGAACTGTACTATACAGATTAAGGTGAAGAATATCACCAAAGACCAGACGAAGTATTTTGAGCGCATGAGGGATGAAAAGTAGCTAATATATCTTAAAATTGTGCCAATAAAACTTAATATTTGACAGATTCAGTCAATTTCATACCATAGGGTAGTCTTCTCTAAAGTAGCAGAAATTTTAGAGAAGGCTACCTTTTTTTATATTTAGCCATTATTAACAATTTTGAGATTCTTGATGTTGATGGTGGTCTCCTGTTTCTCAAATTTCTCCTCCAGCTCCATGAAGGACTCTTCCACAGACAGGCTTCGATGCTCATCATTGTTGAATGATATGGATTGAAGTTTTGGAGCAACGTATGGGAGAAATTTGGCTACCATTGCCAAACGTCCGGCAGGTTCTTCTATCTGCATGAGGTCACTGGCTAGAGAGTAGCCTTTTTCATTGATTCCGTTGAAATAGCCAGTGATGGCATCGCTAAGGCTTTCACGCACCGTTTTCGTTATCTTGTTTGCCGTTCCAGCCTTGCGTCCACCAGTCTTCTTTCGCTTTGGTTTCGGCTCATTGCTATTATCTTTTTTTGTTGCCATATTCTAAGAATTTAATTGATTACTGATAGTTTTCGAGTGCAAATATAGTGAAAAATACCGAAAGTTGTTGTGCAAGTTGCGGAACTTATCACCGCCAGGTAATAAAAACACATTACTTTAGCACAGTTTAAACATTAAATTCGAATTTTATGGGACTTATAGGAAAAATTGCAGGTAGTCTAAAAGGCTCTGTAGGCGGTCTTTTAGGTGGTGCTGCCACTGCAGCTGGTGGACTGCTGGCTGCAAAAGCTAGAAACAAGGGATATGATCAGTATATCCAAACTTATCAAGACCGATTGCAGCAGGTGAAGGATCATCGGGACAATTTGTATTATCAGGACCCTACGCAGACTGCTGAGAACCAAGTTGCCGTAACCAATGCCCAGAAGGTATTGGATGATGCCACGCAAAAGGCTAAGAATACGAATATTGTTAGTGGTGGCTCTGATGAGGCGGTGGCGTTGAGCAAGCAAGCTGCTCAGGAGCAGGTGGGCAAGATGATGCAGGAGGCTGCCGTGCAAGGTGCTCAGACAAAGGAAAACGTTTGGAATGGTGCTGATTCGCAGATTGACGCAATGACTAATTATATTGCTTCTGCCAAGAAGGAGAAGGCTCTTTCTACTGCTCAGGGTATCACTGATGCTACGAGTGGATTGGCTGGTGCTGCAAGTATGTTGCCAATTTAAGGAAGGAGGTAATTATGGGATTTATTAGTGACGATTTAACTCCTAAGCGTCCGGCAACAGCTATTGTTCCTTTTACTGATTTTCCTTCTGATGGTGGTAATGCAGAGAAGCCGGAAGTTGCAACTGCTCAGGCTACAGAAGCGCAACCTGAAAAGAATACTGCCATTGATACGACTGGTATTACAGGAAATGATGGCAAGGAATCTTTTGTACAGCAGCCAACAGCGGATGTAACAAAGGTAACTCCTAATCAAGGGATTTCTATCGATTGGAGCAGACCTTATAGCGAGATAGAGCAGAATCCTCTCTTGCAGCAGATGAAGCCTTATGACATCATGAGAGATTACCAGAAGAATGGTGGTGGCGACTGGGCTACCTTCATGCCTTGGCTTAGTCAACTTGGTGATGTTGATAAAACCGTAGCTGCCAATGAAGCTTTGAGGAAGAAAGCGGAGAGGCAGGCCAAAATGGAGAAATGGAGTAATTTCTTTATGCATCTTGGCAATTTTTTCGGTACAACACAAGGTGCTCCATCGCAGAAGATAGAATCAGCACAAGAGCTTACCGAACGCCAACGCAAGCTGAGGGAAGGCACTGATGCCCTTCGTCAGAAAGGCTATGACCAAATGATGGTGAATATCTGGAAGGACAGACAGAACAAGCAAGCACAGATGCAAGCAGAGGCTGCTGCCAAGGCTAACGAGGCGCTGGCTGCATATCGCGCATCACAGAAGAATCAGCAGGATGCTTTGACACCCGAAAAGGTGAAGACCGAACAGGCAAGACAGGAAGCATCCAAGGCAGCTGCAGGTCTTTCTACTGCCAAGACCAAGACAGAAGATGAACTGAGAGGCAAGAAGGGTCATTTGCTTGATGCCCAAACCAACAATGCCAATGCCGGAGCTGCTGATCATAATGCTAGCGTTAACGTTAAGGGAGCGCAAGTTAGGCATATCAATTCGCAAACAGAGGGACAGAATCAGAGAAATGCCAACCAGAAGGAGGCAGATGATTTCAACACCCGGTATGTAAACGACCCAAAGTTTAAGAAACATGTGAATGAATGGGCTACACACAATGGTATGTCTATCGGTGGAAATGATGGCAGGGGTGGAACCTGGGCTAACGAGAAGAACAGACAGCAGGCATCCGCTTACGCTAGGGCTAAAATGGCTAAGGAAGGCAAGAAGCGAACCGTTCGCCCTTATGGTGGGAAACCAGCCAAGAGAACTTCTAGCACAAAGGTAGATTATTCAAAGTATATAAGAAAATAACATAGTATATGGCAGATAAAGACAACAAATCTAAGTTGACTTATCATGTATGGGATAAGGACAACAATGAGTATGACATCCCTGATGAGGTTGTTCAGCAGAGAGGCATGGATAACTTCGCTAAGGACTTCGAAGGTGGTTATATCACCATGTTCGATGATAAGAAGCAGAAGGTAGATGTTCCTATTGAGGATGTGGGCGAGTACCGTAAGCAGGGCTATATGTGGTATGATACCAGTGGAAACGCTACCCCTATCAACGAGGTTGGAAAGAAACCTTCACCTTCTAAAGAGAAAGAACAGTCTCAATATCCGCAAGAGGTGATTGATGCGTTCAATTCACCTGATAACAAGCCTGGCAACTTCAAGGACTTGGCTCAGCTGAATGATGAGTATCAGCGAGGCGAGTTAAAGAAGCCTGGCTTTATTTCGCAAGCACTCGGCATGATTCCGAAGGTGGATGCCGGAAATATCGGCAGGGAGCAGAAGATGGGTGGTATGATAGCCAATATGCTTCTTGGTGATAATATGCAGCAGCCAGCACAGCAGGAGGCTTCTCCTGAATCTAAGGAAGAGACTCCTGTTGCAGCACCAACCAGCGTGGTTAATAACGAAGGCTTGTTGGATGCCAAACTTGCCAACTATCTGGAGAACTGGAAGCTGAGACCGGATAAGCAGGGTACTTACTTCGAAAATATGGTTGCAGACTTGTTGGCTGAAGGTGCTGCCAATAGCAATGAGGAGGCGGTGAACATGGTGCAGTCTGCTCTGGGCAGATATGCCAACCGTTCGGCCATGGACGTTACCAACCAGGTAGTGGCTTCTTTGCCTGATGATACTGTGCAGGATGCTGAGAGAAATATCGAGGCGCAATGGTATAGCCATGGTGTGCAGGATAAGTTGAAGCAGGAGGCTGACAGCATGGGTATCAGCTATGATGACTATGTAGGACAGTTCCTGAAACCAGCTATGGTACAGAGTTTGGTTAACAAGTATGGCCCGAACTATCGTGACATCGCTGAGGGTATTGCTACACGCCTCTATGCTCATCGTGAGCATGTGCAGGACAGACTGATGAATCAGGACATTAACGAGGCGTTTTCTAGCGTTATTAATAAGTATGTGAATCCATCTGTAGTGGAAGAGTACAACAAGGCTCAGGAGGCAGGCAGTAAGGCATTTACGGAGGGAATGGAAG